TGGTGATGAAATCTTGTTATCATCCGATTGGGACCCCCGAAGGAATGTTCCACCGTCAGTCAAAAAGATTTATGACTTTATAACTATAGAAGAACGTTCTGAGAAAAATATGATTTATGTCTCTACTGGACGGAATGAGGACTATATAACAAATGGTATGCCCAACACAACGGCTGATATGATCATAGATAGATATAAAAAGTATGCCAAACAAGTAGAATCATTGGATAAATCACAAAAAAGAAATCCAATGAGTAAAGGATTTTCAGCTCCAAAAGGAGTCTTATATGCTGTTGTAAAAGATGATCATGATCGATTGATTTTCCATCCAATGATTGATAGTGAAGGACGACATTACTTAAATGGTATCAGTCATGTTAAAAAAGAAATTGGAGATCTCAAAGCTGGTGATTTCATCAAAGCAGATGTTGGTAAGATTCCATATTTCGCCAAAAAGGTTGTCGACGAAATTGTTTGTTTCGCTGACATTAACGGACGAGAGCTATGTATATTAAAAAGTGGATATACCATGTGGCATGATATTGTCGAAAAAGGATTCAAAGTTTTTCATCGTGCTAATCTAACCGATGGTAAAATAGAATTCTATAAAGAGAAAGTTCGTCAACCTGCAATGCATGACTTTATGGTTATATATGGAGATCAATATTTTGGTCAAATTGGAACTCCGATTCTAACTCGCCACGATGATCATAAAGAAGATGATGCTAATAGAGATGATTATAAAGTAGAGCTCTTTAAAGCTGCGTATGAAACGGGTCAACACACCAATGGAATGACCAAAGATATGTATGACAGACTCAGAAATATAAATGAGAGTCCATACTTTGAAACATTTGCAGAGACTTGTTTGCATACCAAAATGACCGTTAGATTGGACAGTTCGATGGGTTCATTTCGATCATTGTTCAATACAAATTTAACTCTTGGTAATAATCAAAATAGCACAGGTAATGCGTATGATCATGTTGGGTATATCGGTCAAGCACAGAGATTTTATGATATATGCTATTCACTTGATAATCGTTCTTTGACGAATGGTTCTGCATATATGCCGATGGATGATTGCTTTTATCGACCAATGGTCTCGTATACATATTACAGTTCGCCATATAAAGTTGGGAAGTCTTGGTTGTCACAAGTTCATATCAAAGTAGGAATGTTGACTATTCCGACACCAAGAATGTTGAAGAAATCAACGAGGGATAAAAAGTCATTTAAAGTATATAAATTAATGGGTCCCCAAAATAGATTTTACAACTTTGTGACAAGTGATCAGTTATCTAAAAGGAACACTCTCAAACAAGACCATATAGCGTACAACATTACCAGTGACGAATTTCTTCCAGCGATGGAAGAATAAACAATAACCCGATGGGAGGCATGAGTCTCCCATCACAACCCAATGAGGTTTTTTTATGATACCAGTTTATTATTTCGATAAGATGCCAGATGTCTTACCTGAAGATGACGCATGTTACATTGTGTCAAAACATATTTATCTTAAAAAGAAAACAGGTTTGATAGATTCAATGGTACAGGTTCAAACGATAGACATGGGTGAAGTATTGCCAGAATATGCCAGAATGAATCTGCCAAAGATCAAGGCAAAAACATTTGGTGAAGTTGTTGGATTCTTCGGTATGATCTTCAAGGAACACAGAAGTGAAGCTGGAACGATTTTGAATTTGAAGACTCACCCAACAAAACCAAATTTAAAGAAAATCGATTATACGGTTCCACACCAAAGAGTGAGTGGTGGAGGTTGTAAATACGATATAGTTATTGGTCCATCATACCTAAATTGCGGAACAATACACAGTCATGCAGACTTTGGAGCTTTTCATTCTGGAACAGATGTAAACGATGAGAGGTATTTTGATGGGTTGCATATCACCGTTGGACATGTCACTCAGTTGCCTTTCTGTTCGATATCTGCATCTGTAGTTGTCAACGGAAAGCGAATATTAGTTGATCCATGTCATTATATTGAAGGTATTAGACTGACAAAACAAAAAGTGCAACAATCAGATATGTATCAAGTCCTTGATGAAAGCACTATTGTTGAAATCCCAAAATATAAAAAGCTGGTTACACCAATGTACACAGCAATGTGGGCCAGAAGTGGATACACAGCTCCAGCAACCCAAAAACAAACAACGTTTAATTGGGATGATTGGAATAAGATGGGGGAGACTAACACTGGAAAAAAGTTGGCACCCTGTGAGGAATGTGTGTTCAAAGAGTTGAAGACTCAATCATTGTTAGAGGATATTGAGTTTGAAGATGATTTAGATCCAGTTAATCTTGACCAGGATATACCACCTTATTATGGTGACCATGACTTCAGTGCACCTTTGGGTGGAATGTTCGAACATGATAAACCCACATTTCAACCTGGAGAGATAGATGAAGATGGTGTCAAGCGGAAGAACAGGGCGCTGTCATACACTGAATTCCAATCAATCAAGAAGAGTGCTTTGAGTAATTCAATCAAATGTACTTGTGGAACTACGTTCTTTGTTGATGATCCAGAAAAGAGAAACATTTGTCCTTCATGTGAACTTGAGCATGCAGCACAGAAATTTACCATGGAAGACGCGATGGCGCTCAAAGGATAACATGACAAAAGATACCAACATAAAAATAATTGGATTGGGTGGCATTGGATCATGGCTGGTTCTGTTTATAGCGAAGTATGCCAGATTTACAATGCTGCAAAATAAGAAGATTACCATCACGTGCATTGATGGAGATACATACGATTCGTTAAATCGACCAAGGCAAAATTTCACGAACCTCGGAAACAAAGCACGAATAAAAATGCTTGAATTAAAATCTGAGTATGATAAGTATGTCCCTCCAGGATATACTTTAGATAATTTTGCTTTTGATTGTATTGAAGAATATCTATCTGGAGACAATATGAAAACACATCTTGTCGAAGGTGATACAGTCTTCATGGGCGTTGACAATCATAAAACAAGGTCGATAGTTTCGAAACACTGTAAAAATTTGAATGATATTATACTTATATCAGGAGGGAACGATGTCGTAGTTGGTAACATACAAATCTTTCAGAAGATAGCTGGTAAAGAGATCACTGCTGATTTGTGTGCTTATCATCCCGAGATCGAGAATCCTCGCGATAAGGCACCTTATGAATTGTCATGTGAGGAGCTACAAGAATCAGCGCCTCAGTTGCTTTTCACAAACATCATGGTCGCTACCCTTATGTCATGTGCCTATTACAATTTGTTAGTCGGAAACATAGATATAAATAATCAAATAGGCGAAGCCTACTTTGATATTGAAAAACTTCAATGTGGTTCCCACATTAGAAAACCAAAAATCAATAAGGAGAATTAAACAAATGCAAAAATTTACCTGGACTGAACTTAATGAAATGAACGTTGAATCTCTTCGCAGAATGGTCGTTGACCTTGGTGACGAGAATCCTGAATTCGTCGGACTGAGCAAGAAACAAAAGCCTTTTCTGATTCAGGCTCTGTGGAATTACTTTATGTCCACTGGTCAGGCTTCTTTTGAAGACGCTGGTGATGATAATGGTGATGAGAACATGTTCTCTGATCTCAACAGCGACTTCAATGACAATGAAGATTGGAATACTGAGCCTGACGAAGCCTGGGAAGAAGTTTCTGAAGCTCCCAACGGTATGGCTGAGGCCATGGGAAATCCTTCCAAGAAAGAAAGCAAGGTTCTTGATGGAGACATCCAGAATCTGGAATTCAAGGGTATGATTTCTCGCGGTGTTAGTGCTTCTAACATCACGGTCACCATCTCTTCTGGTAGCATGTCCAACAACTATCCTGTCGTTGGAAAGTCCATCTACGAAGTAGAGAAAACCTTGGGTCAGGTACTCAACGTCAATCCTTACGCTCGTATCGTGCTCGTCAACGGTGAGGAAGTCACCAATGATTACATTATCGCGGAAGGCGATGTTGTCGAGTTCGTCAACGAGGCCTACGATAAGGGCTGCTAATCAGTAACTGACTATCGTCGTGGGGGACAATCCCGTCCCCTACATTAACCCACTCTAGAGAAAGGGGAATTAGATGTAAATGAGAAAAACAATCGGACTCGTAGGGGTCGGTTCACTTGGTGGATACATTGCGAGTAATTTACAACACCACGTTGATACCATTTACGCAGTTGACCCAGATATAGTAGAAAAGAGAAATCTCAGAAACTCGATCTACACCAAAATAGATGTAAACCAACCGAAAGTTACCGCACTTAAAAGCAAAATTTCACAGTGCAGATTCGTTCCCGTAAATGCAGACATTAAAGATATAGACCTCCCTTCGGTTGATGAGATGATCGATTGTCGGGATGTTTTAAATCGAAATATCGATACCGATATGAAATTCTCAATTGTTGGTAAAAGTCTCAGAATCGATTGCGAAGAAGTTGTATTTGATGAGGACAAACCTGGAAAGTATTTAATTGAACTTGAGAAGGAGGAATTATCTCAAGCGGGGCGTTTGGCAAAAGATGTTACAATGTCAAACGGTATACAATATTTAAAAAAGAATCAATTATCTACTCACATGCCTTTATCAACTCAATCTGTTGAACCTGGATTTAAATGTTTAGTTAAACAGAAAAAGAATACAGTGCTTCAAAATCATTTAGAGATAGCGTCAGCATCTTGTTTTTCAAGTGATTTAAATGATGTTCGAGACGGTGATAACATTAACATTCGAAAGATACTTAATCCAGATATCAAACACAACTATCCACAAACCGTTCCATTTTCTATAGCCATAGGATTTCTTCGGGATGCAATGCTACTACATAATTGTATCTATATGGTGAATATAAAAGATGGATGCATTGATGTTTATAATCTCCGTGAATACGGGGGTGCTTAATGCCCAATAGATTCAACAATTTAAAAGTTGGAAATGAAAACACGTGGATTGAATTTGATAAAGCAGTAATAGGATGTTCTACTGGAAGAATAAGATATCAATTTAAATGTTCTATTAAACCAACACATTGTCAACATAAAGGTGAATTTTACTTGGTGGACCTGAGTGAAAAATATAGGTTGACCAGATTTAGTCTAATGTCTGATGTACAAAGAAAACATATAGTGGAACTCGAGCTTGGAGAAGATCAACATCATCCTCATAAAGACCCCGTATCTAATTATGTATGTATGGGAAAACTAAAAGGTATGCCAATCAACAGAGATTTAATTGCACCGTTGGTGATATGCCTTGGAACATATAATGAAGATGATTGTTATGAGCTTCCAGATGCTTGCCGTTCAGTAAGTCTAAAAGAAATTTACGGAGGAAATCAATGCCAAATATTTTAGATTATAATAAATTTTGTGAAGAACTACAACCAATAACTTCGGTTAAAGTATTTAAAAAGAGATTCTTTCATGCTGAAGGACTCTTTTCGGAACAGATATTCGGTCCCTTAAAAAACTATACATGTCAATGTGGTACATACTACGGGATCTCAAAATCAGGAGGTAATTGTAAAGACTGCGGTGTTGACATCGTAAATAGTAATGAGAGACGGAAACGATTTGCAAAGATCGTGCTCCCAATCCCTGTCGTCAATCCACTCATGTATGATTTGATTGTATCATTGGGTGGTAAAGCAATTAAGACTCCTTTAGATAATTTGATGAAAAATGAAAAGAGCATCCTATATGTAATAGGTGATGAAACATTTGTTGTCCACGATGATGAGAAGATACCAAAGTCAGCAACAAAGTACGAAAAAGCTGAAGCTATCCATGTCCTTGTTAAAACTTTCAGTGAAATGATGTATGAAGATTTACAGGATGATAATTGGAGAAAGCTGGTAAAGAATATAGATAACTTTCTAATTCGTGAGATCATTGTCTTACCACCAGACTTGCGTCCATCCACTCAAAGTGGATCAAAGCAGTTAATGGATAAGATCAATCGCTATTACATTCAGATATTAAATAAGAAGGACGTAATGCAAGCATCCCATTTGGAAGCAGTTCGGGATAAAACAATTTATTACACCTTCTTCAGAAACTTACAAAAAGATGTTAAAGAGTTACACGAAAAAATATTAGAGAAGCTTGCCAAAAAGGAAGGCTTGATAAGAGGGAACATCCTAGGCAAAAGGATTGATTTTTCTGGACGTGCAGTAATCGTACCAGAACCAGCCCTCTCGCTTGACCAATGTGTACTGCCATACAAAATGATCTTGGAGATCTTTAAGCTACAAATAGCCAAGCGAATCATCGGGTTAGGTATGTTCAAGAAATTGCCAACAGCCCTGATGTATATCAACAGATGTATTAAGTTTAATCATTTGAAATTATTGCCAATTTGTGAAGAGATCATAAAAGGTAAAGTGTGTATCCTAAACAGACAGCCATCATTACATAGGTTGGGGATGTTGGGATTTAACATATTGGTTTCCAAGGACTCGGTTATCAAAGTTCATCCATTAATCTGCCATCCGTTTAATGCAGACTTCGATGGTGATCAGATGGCCATGTATATTCCACTGTCCGAAGAAACGATTCAAGAAGTTAAAGATAAGATGTTTGTCACAAAGAATTTAGTCAGCCCTGCTAATGAGCAGTTAACCACATTGCCAAGTCAGGATATTGTGTTGGGGATTTATTTCTTAACCAATGGTAAGTTTGATACGGATGATTTCAGTGGTATTGACTATTTCAATTCATTGCTACCTGATGGATACCCACCAGTAAAGGGTACAGTCAACGAAAAGCGCTTAATACAGATATTGGACGAGGTGCGAATAGGCTATCCAGAAAGTATCGTTGACACATTGGATATGATAAAGAAGAAGGGATTTTACTATTCAACACTATCAGGATGCACTTTAGCATTGGACGACTTTTTGATAGAAGATGTTGATAAAGTAAAGGAGCATATTTACGACACTGGAGACATATACGAATCTTTAAGAAGGTCTAGTTCAGAAGACGTGATACAATTTCTTAGAGATAATTTCAGGTATGCCTACTTGATTGAATCTGGTGCTCGTGGTAGTTGGGATCAAGCTCGTCAGCTGTGTTTGTCTCGTGGATATATCTCAAACTTTAGCGGAGAAATTCATGATAAACCTATCATCAATAATCTAACAGATGGGTTAACACAATCGGAGTTTTTCGATTCAACTTATGGTTGTCGAAAAGGATTGTTGGATACAGCTCTCAACACTGGAACCTCTGGATATCTATCAAGAAAACTTATATTTACATGTGCCAATCTTCAATTATCCGATATAGACAATTGCGGAACAGAGGATTGTCTTGAAGTAGAAGTGACAGATGCAAAGAAAGCGGAATCTTTAGTAAACCGCTGGACGAAAGATGGACTTTTAATCACAAGAGATAATTGTGACATGTTCATAGGTACAAAGATAAAAATTAGAAGTCCAATATATTGCAAAGATGATAAAGTTTGTAGAGCATGTTACGGAGAGTCTCATAAAACATTGAACAGCTCATATATTGGAATTATTGCTGCTCAGACTCTCGGTGAGAAGTCGACCCAACTCGTTCTACGAACCTTCCATACATCTGGATCAGCGATCATTAAAAACAGCACAGACAAAAAAGATATGAAACAGGAAGACATCATTGGTGATCTTTCTTCGGTATCAACAATGTTGCATAAGTTTGATAAAGATACCACGTGTGAAGACTTGGTGCATAATCTATTCTCTGTATATGATAGAAACGTATTTCAAGTTCACTACGAATGTGTTGTTGCTCAATTGATGTGGGTCGGTATGAAAAAATGGAGACTGCATCCAGAGAGACATAAATATCAACCAAAGTTCCACAGCATTCAATCAGTGCCAGATCAGGAAAGTTGGTTATTGGCAATGTCTTTTTCCAATCCAAGAAAAAGCATTCTACACGGTATCATAAACTCTGGTAATTATTCAGGGATTATGGATGCTATATTAAGAGGCGAAAAAGTATAACTTTATCAATTAGGAGGGAATAATTTGAATTTAATAAACCCAAATTACAAGATTAGGGATGAAGAGAATAACATCTTCACATTACGAAGAAGAGATTACGAAAGAATTCTTCCTGTTGTCCAGGAAATAGTTCAGCCTGTCGGAGAAATCGGGTTTGCGATTGATAAAGTTGAGATAAAGAGCTCACGCAACATAAAAGGTGAGCTCTCGAAAACTTTGTATTCAATCTTACATATGAAATTTTCGAAGGGCTCATCTCAGATAGAATTAAAACTTTATATTCCAAAACTCATAGATAATAACTACTTATTCATCAATGGTAGAAAAAAGGTTCCATTGTTTCAACTCTTTGATATTCCAATTGTTATGAGAGGCGAAACGTTGAAGATGAGAACCAATGTTGGTACATTGTTAGTATACCCAACCAAAGACATGCCATACGTCATGTGTGGCTACTTGGGAAAACGAGTTCCACTTGGATTGATCATGATGTCGTTTTATGGTCCAGAAATTGTCAAAGAAATGATGAAAGAGGATCTAGAAACGATAATCGGACAAGATCAACCCGAGGATAACATCTATGATAAATTCTTATTTGATATCAAGATGTATCTCGACGAATCAATTGGATATACCCAAGATGATTTCATCAAGGAGTTGGGACGACATTACACCAAATATAATACAATCCCAAAAGGAAATGACATTATATATTCTCTTGATCTTATTCCAAAGGTCGATATATTCACAAGAGAATTTTTGCAGACAGGATCGGTTCTTGAAGATATAATCATCGCTTTGAAACGTGGTGAGCAAGATGACACAATCCTTAAAAATAAAAGAGTACGATGTTTTGAATATGCTATCTATAGCAATGTCTGTAAAATAATTTTCGACATGTGTTTAAGCAATAGAGATGTTCGAAAACCAAAGTTTAATACCAACACGAAACAACTGATCACATCTTGCAACGTATCTGAGATCGTACAGTTTGATTTCAGTATTAATCCAATAGATAAGCTAACGAAATTAAGTCGTGCAAGTCTGCTCGGTCCAGGCGGTTTTAAGCGAGAAAATATACCAAGACATCTGCGTGATATCTATCCAACAATGTTTGGCAGAATGTGCCCTGTAGACACGCCTGATAGGGAGAATTGTGGTGTTCTTCAGAATCTAATACCTAACGTCCCACTGGATGAAAACATGCGCTTCACGGACGAATACTGTGAGAAACAACCTATTTCCATACCTGTTTCATTCACACCTTTCTGTGAGCATGATGACCAGACCAGACTTCAAATGGCATCATCACAAATGAGGCAAGCGATTCTTTTGAAGACATTTGACAAACCTATGATTCAATCAGGTTGTGAACACCTATACACAAAGTATACTGACTTCATTAAGATAGCACCAAAAAGTGGAGAGGTTTTATATTTATCACAAAGACACATGGTTGTACTTTATGACGATGGAACTGGAGATGTCTTTGATGTTTCCAGTCGAAAGATATACGTCCAAAATATCGATATCATGAGGACGTATTTTAACGAAGGTGAAAAGTTTAAAGCTGGTGACATACTGGCGGAAAGCGATTATTGCCAGGATGGAAATATAGTCTTTGGTAAAAATCTTTTAGCAGGAATCATGATTCATTATGGATATAATTATGAGGATGGTATTGTTATATCAGATAGGCTTTTTGAAAGCGAAGCCCTAACATCAGTACACTTTGTCGATCTATCTTTTACAATGAAACCTGACAGAGTTTTACTGGACCGCCTTGGACGCCATAATGTGTATGAACCGCTCCCAACACCCAACTCTCAGTTGGAACCTGGAGCTGTATACGCCAAGATGCAGAAATTAACAATAGAAGATCATTTCTCGTCTTTTCATGAACCAACAATTCTGGAAACTGCTAAACGTGTTATCATCACTGACGTTAATATATATGCAAATGCGTGGAATGAGGAAGTTCCAATCTATAGAGAGTGGATCGAAAAATTCCTACAAAAGCAACAGGACGAACAAGATAAACTCAAGAAGATTGTTGAAAGCAAGTTGCCAGAAGATATAGCTACAGATTTCATCAAAGATCATCTTCATTTCAATAATGTTGGTAAATATAAAATGAAGAAAGAAAAGATCGATGGAATCCATGTTGAAATGTACGGAATTCAAATGAAGCCAATCAAAGTTGGTGATAAAATTGGGAATCGTCATGGAAATAAAGGTGTCATTTCAACGATCATGCCAGAAGATAAAATGCCAAGATTAGAAGATGGACGTCACCTAGATATCTGTGTGAATCCATTGGGTATAATTTCTCGAATGAATATTGGACAATTGTATGAACTTCATTTGGGAATGGCAGTCCATGATCTTAAAACCCAAGCTTTGGCAATGTTAGAAAATAATGATATAGCAGCTCTCCGAGATTACTTTATCGAATTTATACGAATCATCGATAAGACTGAAACTGGGTGGTATTTGGAACAGTTCATCGAACAGTTTCCAGATGAGATTGATAAAGAATGGATCGAAAACTTTTCAGTGATCCAACCACCATTTGAAAGTATCAAAGTTGAAGATCTCAAAGCTGCAATGGAATATACAAACTCTCAGTTCAAATATAGGGTTTATGATCCACCATCACAGAAATATGTGACGAATCCAGTGTCAGTTGGATATATATATTGCTTCCGCATGACGCATATTGCTGATGATAAACTTGCCGCCAGAGGGATAGGTTCTTATGCAAAACGTACTCTGCAACCTCTAGGTGGACGAAAACATAAAGGTGGACAACGTTGTGGTGAAATGGAGACTGCATGTTTCATTGGTCATGATGCAATGAAAAACCTATACGAAATGTTCACACTTAAATCAGATTGTTTCGACACTAAAAACACTTATATAAAAGGTCTTATAGATCCCAAGAATATTATAGAGACAGACATCAAAGATCCAATACCAGAATCTGTCAGACTATTGAATTCGTATCTTACTGTTTTAGGTGTTGATCACAATGGAGATTACCATGGACTATCTACCTGATATCCAAAACGAAAGACCAAATCGTAGTTTGGTGATACATCGGGTTGGCGTTGATAATGTCGAAATCCCGTTCTTCTTAATGTTGAGGGACGGGATTCCTGGCTCCTGTCAGGTCCATGCAAAAACCGAGATGGTCTGTAAACTCGATAAAAGTATAAGAGGTATATCCATGTCAAGATTTATAAGAATCTTGCAAAAATATTTAACAGAACCTCTTAAAAGAACCACAATAGAACGTATACTTAAAGATTTTACGTATGCAATGGATTCACCAACTGCATCGATAAAATTTAAATTCAAAATACCAAAGATAAAAAAGTCACCATTATCAAATAATGAATTTCCACAGTATTATAAATGCAGTTTCAAAAGTGTTTATACTGAAAAGAAATTCAAGTTTTATGAAAGTGTTAGAGTTCAATACTCAGCATATTGCCCTTGTTCAGCGGCATTAACTGAAGAAGGTAAGTATGGTTATCCACATGCTCAAAGAGCATTTGCTGATGTACTTCTCGAAACACACCCAAGAGCGTATGTATGGTTAGAAGATATTATTGATTTGGTGGAGAACGCTGTTAGAACAATACCTTACCCAATAATCAAAAGGGGTGATGAAAAATGGATTGCGGGGACAGCTAAAAGTTATCCACAATTTGTTGAAGATTCTATCAGAGAAATATCTCATAGATTGGAAATTACCAAAGACATTATCGACTGGTTTGTGAAATGTACCCACGAAGAATCAATACATACATCTAATGCTATAGCAATAAATTGGAAAGGGAAGAAGGGTGGTTTCAACGAAACTACCTATATTTAGGAGGAAAATTTATGGGAAGCCAAAAAGACTTTGAAAATATTTTTGACAACTTCACCCCCGAAGGTGCAGAGGATATCAACAGTTTAGATCTTCTTGATCGAACACCGATACCCGCAGCAACTGAATGTGTATCAGAAAATTTGGATGAAAAATTAGAATTAGAAAAAACCACTCATAATTTCAGCATTATAACATTTGCAAATTGGTTTTCCAAATACTCAGCCAGAGTTAGTTCAGTCGGACCAGTTAGAATCAACATGAATGGTGTTGACCCGAATGAATCAATTGTGGTAACTATCCCAAACGATCAAGGAAAACGATTTAAAGAATTCGATAAACGACATCTTAAAATCATAGAAAATGCTAGCATTATTCCAGTCATCGATGCCGACCCCATTGATATGTTTGTATATAATAATGGTTATCAAATATTGTATTCCATCGGGGGTGATACATATTTGAAGGGCTACAGTGTCAGGAAAAAGTTTATCGTTAATATTTGCAAAGATGTATTAGACTTCATGATTCCAGTTGGACAGTTTCTAATAAAACGTGGTGATGTTGAATGCAAATTTAAGAGTTATGATCTACATAATATAATTGAAGAGCGAATACTCAGCAATAGATTAGACAAAGAAAAACTATCAATACTTTATCATCAAAGTAAAAAGTTTGATTTTACAGATTTTCAAGGTCTTCTAAAATGTTTAACCGACAGACAAGGTGGTATCAAGGATGTGTCACATCAACTTGAAATTGACACAGCAATAACCAAGCTCTGTTTGGATGGAGTTGAGTATGAAACTTAATTCAGATCGTTTAATTGTCAGAGACGTTTTCTCGTATGATATCGAAGCGTGTCATTATAATCTTTTACATAAGTTTGGATATGATATGACACATATCGACAGAGAAAATAAACTAAAACGAAATATACAAATCGGAAAAATAATGAGGGATAACGAATCAATTAAATCTAGATTGCGTGAAACAACTACCCGAATAATTGACGATTATATTACATTCAACGAGATAGAAGAATCTGACATTTTGATTAGACAGTATGACGGTTTAATCACCACAAAAAGATTAATGGAACTCGACAAGAGTGTTTTACCTCTTGCAATGCAGAACAGATATGATATTGTTTTAATTTCCATTGATCGAGGTAAGTACATAGCCTTTGATAATTTGAGAAACAAGGTTAAGATCAAAGGTGTCCCCAGCCTATATGATGGAATCAAAAAGTATTACAAAAAGCTGATTAAAATTGTCGACATTGAAAATAAAAGTGGAGTATTATCAAACCTTGATAAATTCAAGGTTTCATTCGACAAAGAACAGGATTTGAATATATTTGCTATCCCTGTTGATGAAGACGAAGTTGAAATTATATTTAAATCTTTCGGGCAAATAAAGATTAAGAAAAACACACTCTATTACATGGATACTGAGGAAATTGATAAGAATTTCTATTATGATTTTTATCTACATTCCTTTGTACAATCTGTTGTACTAGAAATTTTATCGTAGGAGGAAACCTATGACGCAAACAAAATTTGAGGAAAAAGCAGCGGAAATGGGACTCGATTGCTCCCATGCTAATCAAGGACTATATTCGTATGGTGATCGCTTTGGTGAAGTTGTCTATAGGACTCTGGTTACACAATCCGCTCCTACACATGATCTCAGCTGTTCGTTAGAAACGTTAGCTGATCTAAATGATGATAATGAATCAGAAGAAATACCCGAACACGAAACCGATGGCTTTACAGCACCACATATTGCCATTTTCACCAAGAAGCCAGCGTGGGATAAGTTCAGATATTGCCGATGTATCAGTCACGTATATAAATTTCAAGGACATGATGTTGTAACAGAAAGGGTCAAACAAAGTTTACGATCTCTATCTGAAGGCGTGGAAGATAACATGTTGTATGATGAAGAAACTATTCTTTCACCAGATATGTGCATCCTTCGAAATTACGTAGCCATTATGAATCGTGCACACCCATATGAAGCTGGCAACGTATATCCAACTCTTATAGTTGGAAATAGCTACGATGGATCGAGAGCAGCTACAGTTCAATTTGGATTAAGTGTCAGAGGCGAGAGCTACAGATCTAATTTTGCATTTGAATTAGGTAAGATGAGAATGGTTCATTCCCAACATTCAACAACAGCCATGAGATATGGAATTGGGAGTTACATTGGAGGTTTCGCAGGTAGTATCGAAGAATTAATTCAAACGAATATGGCTAATGAGTTAAATGAGGATAATATATACGCTGTCTTAGAAGGAATAGACAGACTATCAGAAAAGAAACGAGACAAACTCCAGGAATTCCTGGATGATGTAAGAAACAATGGAACTTTGACAACGTGGCAATTCTTTTTAGCCATAATCAGATATTCATGCCTCCAACAAAATCTTAACCTTAAGAAATTGCTGGAGAATGTCGCGGAAAGTATTTTAGTGTTACCACAGCAATTTGGAGACATGCTGGAAACACAACAAAGAATGCCGACAGAATAAGGCATAGGGGGGAAGATTGGGGAGTCCTGCATTGCTCCCCCTTCTTCTTTTTTTTGGGAACAAAATATAAATAATATGAGGAGTACGATAATATGCCAGGAACAGAAGAAAGATCGACTTATTGGAATCCATCTCGAAACTATGAATTGTCGTGTAAGATTGGAAAGGTGGATCTAACAAATGATTTAGAGCAAATGTCTATTGTATCCTCTGTGGAAACACCATACAGAACCTATATACTTGATTTCTTTCTTGATCCTGATGATATGATATTAGATAAACTATACGGCCAAGATCCAATTCAATTAGAAATCAAAAGTTTTGGAACATCAGAAAATATACCACATGAAATTATACAAACGAACTTGATGGCTTTAGGATCAAAATATGATCTTCTTTTGAAAGATCAGCAACCTCAGATACCAGATAAAATTCGTTCAGCCACAAGAATTCGTGCTGTCCCAATTGAGGCGTATAGTGCCATGACAACATTCGTCAACGGTGTATATTTGGAAACAACACTTAGGGCTATTGTGACTGATTTAGCTGAACAAGCTGGAGCCAAATTAGAATACGATACATCTAATGAAAATGTAACTCCCTATGATCAAATAATTGTTCCGCCATCTTCTTTATATAAAGCATTAAAATATTTAAATAGAACTTTTGGGTTCTTTAATGGACTGGCTGCAATAACTTCTTCATCTACAAAAATTGAGAGGAAATCAAATAGTGCAGTGTTGGCAAAAATTAAACCGAGAATAATTATTAAAAATTTAACAAAGAGTAAAGAATTCGGTAAGATAACCGTCACACAATTAGCATCTGATTCAAAAGAAGAAGGTTTATTGGATGTATTTGATGGGAAAACATTCTACACATATAATCCAGTTGAAACTGAATTCACTGCAAATACAGCATTTTCGTTATATGGAACTAAGATGGTTCATGTTGTTAAACCTCGAGATGAATTATATAAAGCTATCGAAGTTGATACTCCAGACTTTGCAAATGAATATGGTATAACAACAAAGAAAGATCAACTTTTTTTTAGTCAACAAGGACAAGAAAAACGAGTGAGTTATTTTAAAGATCACACTGGATATGACGATGAAGAAACGTTCATTCGAGCAATCTATTCGAAATATTTTGCACAAATGTCATTATTAAAAATCCATTTGGAAAAGTGGTTAATATTAGAAAATTTGATGAACGTTGGAAATGGTGCAAAATTTAATTCACAAATTACAGATGTCAGAGATCTAACTGGTGATTATGTTATGAAATTTTCTTTGGTGCATTTTATAAGAGCAACAAGAGATTGGGAGTGTGGTGTTACATTACACTTGATCAGAACCAACCGAGTTAAGTAGAACAAATTAATAAGACTCTGGAGGATATATGGACACAATAGTTGATGCTGTCGAGTTTGATGTTAAAAAGACAGAACAGGTGATCGACAAGCGAATAGAGAAAGAGCGACCACAGCATCTAAAGTTTTCAGCTAAAAAGTATGTGATGGAATATTTGAGATGTAAAAAGAGCTTCGAATATTTCGTTCAAAAATATATTTTGTTGGAACTTCCAGGTGGCGATGAGTTGATGACCCCTTATCGTAAACAGTTAGAGTTTATTGATTTAGTTGAAATGCGAAAACACGTTCTCTTATTGAAAAGTCGACAGACTGGTTTCTCTACAATTGTACAGGCTTATACTGCATGGTTATGCACTTTTCATGACAATGTTGTTGTTGGTATCATTTCAAAAGATGGAAACGAAGCAACTGACTTCGCTCGAATGATTCGAGGTATGATTGAAAAGCTTCCTAACTTTTTGAAACCTAAGAAAGGCGCTCTTGGTAGAGGCTTTGCCAAAAAGACGGAACGTTCTTTTATCATGACAAATGGAAGCAAAGTTTATGTAGCAACAGTCAACCCAAAGGCTCCAAATAAGACTCTTCGTGGTAAGGCCATCACATTCTTAATCGTGGATGAGGCCGCATTTATTGACTATGTTGACTCAGCATGGACCAGTATTGTACCAGCGCTATCAACTAATCAAATGCATGCTAAGAAGAAAGGTGTTCCATTTGGAACCGTTGTTATTTCAACTCCGAATAAAACAGTTGGTCCAGGACAATGGTATTTTAATAGGTATCTCAGAGCTATTTCTGGTGAAGGATTATTTGCACCATTTGTGGTTCACTGGAAAATGATTGACGAATTAGCTGATGATCCTGATTGGTATAACACACAATGTGAACTGTTTGATAATGATCCAAAGAAAATTGCACAGGAATTAGAACTTAAATTCTTGCCAGCTGAGGGTGCATTCTTTGAATCTGAGACTTTAGAGAAAGTTCAAAATAGTGTTCAAAAGCCAATGGAAAAATTAAAGCTTTTCAATGGAGAAGCTTGGTGTTTCCAGAAACCAAAAAAGGAAACTCATTATATAATGGGAGTCGACACAGCCCCAGAACATGGTGAGGATAAGTCAGCAATTGTAGTTTGGGATTATGAGTCTATGGATCAGGTGTGGGAATATCGAGGAAAACTTAAAGTCATGGAATTTATCGAAGTGGTTAAAGCAGCCGCTTCATTATATGAAGGAACGATTGTAGTAGAATCGAACTCATATGGTAACCAAGTTATTGAGCATATGAATAGTTCATCATACGCAATGAGATTATATAAAGAGAAAAGAGGTGAGTCAAAGCTTGTTCCTGGATTATCGACCACAGCAAAAACTCGTCCTCTTATGATTGACGCTTTATATTCATTCGTAACTCAATATCCAGAAAGTATTAAATCTGAAAGATTAGCATTAGAATTGACATCATTGGTTAGTAAAACCAATGGAAGAATTGAAGCAGATGCTGGTTGTCATGATGACCTTGCCATCGCAGCTTCTCTATGTTACTACGTTCGAAAATATGATCCACCGTTGTTATTAGCAACAGGATCATCTGAGACTATACAAGACTTGGAGGATGTTTTGAATATGAATATGGGTGGATCTCCGATGACATCCATCGACGTGCCAGAGGATTCATCAATGGGTCATATGAACGCTGTTCTCCTGAAGAAACTTAAAAGTCAGCTGGGAACAGATGGAAATGAGGAAGGGTTTTATAATATAATGGATATATTGGATCGAGGATAAAAATGGAACAACAAACTATACAAGAATTATGGGCGTTACCATATAATATGGAACCATTGCCATTTGATTTTCATGGAAAAAAATTATACTCTTCAGATAAATTAAAACTGAAGTTCTTTGAGGCTGTCTTGGCGACACCATGGGGAAAGTTTCATGCTAAGAATATCAAAAGGTTGGTGCAGACTGGTAACATCGTACCAGCATTAATGGATAAAGGGATTGCCAGTTTTCTAGCAAAAAAGTTTTTATCAAAAGATTGGTCCAAAAATGTTCAAGGACTTTATTCTGGCGAATTGGGTAAAGTAATTATATTCATTGATAATAATTCTAATTGGTTGGGAGTATCATCCAATAAAGATCTTGTGAAAACAACGCTTCACGAATGCATGCATTTATCAGCTCAAGATAATATGAATGGATTTATGAAAATCATGACCCCAACTTTCATGAAATATTATAGTTCATACTTCGATGATATATTTTCTTGTAAAGGATTTAATGCAAGCACAGTTATTAAAGCATTAAAACCAATGGAAGGAATTTTCTCAACAAATCTCCACAAGAAATATATGAATGCATTATGGGACGAAGTGGGAAAGACAACTTCTTTAGATGAAGAAGAAGCTGATGATCTAATGAAAGATATATTTATGATAACAAGAAATTTTCCAACAAATCCAAATTTATTAATGAGATACTATGGAAAATACTATCATATATTTGGTCCATTAAATAAGGCTTATATGCAAACATTTAGAGAAAGAAATAGTTATACCTCCCCTGCACAAGAGCTATGGGCTCTATCAGAAGTTGCAGCTGTAATGGTAGAACTGGTTCCAGTCGATCAAAGAGTCGCGAAAGTTCTGTCAAATATAAAATAGAGGATTAGAAAATGCCAAAAAATTCAGGAAAGGATTCAGGAAAGGATAGAGGAAGTTTAACTCAAAAAGCTGATGATCAACAAGTTCGAATCTCACAAGTCAGCAATGTAAGTCAAGCGGTCAATGCGATGGGTAAGGAAACCACTCGACGTATGAACGAAACCGACAGAAAAATCGCAGAAGGTGGTGATTCGCAAGAAATAGCTGGTTCAATGAACGGAGTTTTAAATAGTCTGAAATCTACTATTGACTCTCTTAATAAAGGTGTTGAGACTGCAACCCTCGGAACTGCAAAGGCTGCAACAGATGCCATTAAACAATATGGTAATGCTATATCAGAAGACTTTAAAATCAATCGACAAAATATGGTTGCATCGGCATTGGCAACTTCTACTCCAATATTTGGATATTTCGCTTCTAAGTTTATGGAAACTGGTATATTCAAACAAACCAAAGATAAAATGGCAGAAGGTATCTCCAGTATCTTCAAGAAAAAATCTAAAGGCGGTTCAATGCCAGATGGAATGGATGATGATATGGAAGGAGGTGGTGGTACCGCTGGAAAGAAATTAACACCAGCTCAAGCTCAAGCTAAATCTAAACAAGCGCAAATCGTTAGAAAGAAAGATAATTTGGGTGCAATGAAATTAGCGAACCGAGATAAATATGAAAAGTATGATAAGTCAACAGAAGAAAAAACTCTATTAGCTCTAACAGCAGTTCAGAGTGCAGTTGGAGCTCAAGTTGGAAAGTTTGATCAATGGTACAGCAAATTTTTACTACAACATCCATATTATAGAATGACCATGACAGCAATGAAAGGGATGAGTGCTACATTTGGTGGTATGTGGAAAGCCACATACTTTTTCTGGAGACCTAGAGGTGGTTATAAAAAACATTTATCTAAATCAAAACAGCCATTTACGGCAATCAATCAGAATCTTGGTGCTATCTTTGTTCAAACAATGCCTCGTTTAGATGCAATTATGATCTATACGAAAGCAACAGCAATAGCAGTCCGTGATTTATCATCACATGTTACGGGAAAAAGATATCCCATGATGGACCCATCTAAGTTAGGTGGTACCTGGAGTCTCGCTGGTGTAACAATGGCTATCCTAAGAGGAGCTGGAAGGCTTGCAATGAAGGGTGCTAGAAAGTTTAAAGATTCAATGTTCTTAAAAGGATCTAAAGCAGAGCGAATCTTCGAAGGTGCCATAGGAGGTACTGAAACTCTTGGTAAAATTGCTGACTATAGCGTAACTGGTCCTGGACGATTGAAAGACTGGATAGGAAAAAAGACGCTTGGACAATTACCTGGAGCTAAAGAAAGGAAACGCTTATTTGGTGGACTTAGTGAAGCAGACGAAACAGGTGGAATGTCAGGAGCCAAAAAGGAACAAAAGTGTCTACCTATTTATTTTTGTCAAAAAAAGAATAAGAAACGATTACCTAAAAATCAAAAAGGTATGGGCCGAAGAATAAAACCTGATTTGGTAGTTCAAAATGTTTACGATGAATTTTTTGTAAATAAAGAAAAAGCAAAAGATAAAAAAGATAAGAAACTTCTTAAGTTTACAGCTGAATCAGCTAAGTATTTACAATTACATGACAAAAGAGAAAAAAGACGAACAACAATGGGACTTATCGGAGGTTTCTTTAGTTCATTAGGAAGTATAGCTAGTTTGGCAATGAGTTTTATAGGGCCTCTTATGGGCGGATTCAAAAAAGGTGTAATTGGTTTTATCACGAGTCTCTTCGCTAAAGGTGGTGCGATTCGTGTTGGAATGGCTGGTCTCATGGCTGCTGGTGGTCCATTGCTATCAGCTTTAACATCTCCAGCGTTTTTGGGTCCACTTGGTGCTGCTATTGGTGGTGCTGCTCTTGGTACATGGATTAATAATAACATAATCAAACCATATATAATGGACCCTTATTTCAAGGACAAAGAAAATGCTCAAAAGAAAGGAATGGAGACATTAAATCAGATAAGAGAAAGAATGTCGAAAGAGATGAAAACTGGTACGGGAGAATCAGCATATCAAGCAAAAGTTGGTATAAAAGTCTCCACTATGCTAAAAAGTCAACAAACTTGGGGTGGGACTGCACTAGCTGCTGAAGCTGTTAAAGCTGGTCAGATGGAAGTTGTCGAAGAGAATAATGCTATATATGCACAATATAGCATTGATGAAATCGAAAAAGCCAGACTAAGATGGAGACATTCAGTTTCATACGGAGTTCGATATTGGAAAGCTTCAGTTGGTATAGACCCAAAAGAATTTGGTAGAAAGAAAGAAAAATCTTTCTTAGCATTTTTACAAAAGGTTGGAACGAAAGACACCATTGAAGAACATCAAAAAAAGGTACAGAAACATGAAACAAGTTGGGCCAAAAGGAGAGATAAAGGTCAACCAAAGAAACTTCTTGGTATTCTAGATCTAGAGTCTGCAAAGAAATTTGCCGCAGAAAATGGTGGACACTTCACAGAGTATGTAGATAAAACATATGATCAAGCCAAAAAGATATCCGCCGATTATGCAAAGGAAATTAAAGCCAAAACAGAAGTGATAGTTGGTATGACGACTGCTAAAGCTAAAGAATACGCAGATAAATATGGTGGAGAAGCTAAAGAGTATGTAGGTCTAACAATAGATCAAGCGAAAAAGATGGCTGAAAAATATAAGATTAAAGAAAAAGCTGAACAAGCAGTTGATACCGTTAAAGATCAGGCCAAAAAGATCTCAGAGAGATCAGAAGAAACATCAAAAGAAGCAGTCGGTTGGTTTAAGTCGACATTTGGTGCAATCAAAGAATGGTTACAAGGAGAAGAACCCGACAAATTAAAAGAGAAAGCTACTAAAACAACTGCCGAGCTTTATCAAAAATCCAAAGCTAAAGGTACAGAATGGCTTGATAAAGGAGCAGAAGAATATAATAAAAATAGAGCAAAATTAATAGAGATATATCAAAAAGCGTCTCCTGAGAAAAAAGCTTGGATTCGTCAACACTCTCAAGAACTTCTGGCTGGTGGAGTTCAAACAGCCAATGCGTTAAAGGAGATGGGCATTCAATTTAAAGATTCTGCTACTGAAGCAGCAAATAAAGTTGCAGGTTCTGTTGTAGCTTCATCTGTCAACACCTCCAATAATATTACAAATGCTGTTACTCAAATGGGTAGTGGAGGTGGTGGAGGAAATCAATCTAAAATGATGATGGAACCAACAATGGATCAAATATCAATGGGAAATGTAGACAACTAAGGAGGATTAAAACATGGCTAGTGGAGTACCACAACCAAAAGCAGCATCAAAGAGCGGAGGATTTGACGAGACAATAGATTTTATTATTGGAGCACCACCAATTGGTGCAGTCGATCTTGCAGGTTCTTCGATACAAGAGCTTACAGGAAACCAAACGTTTAATAGGTCTTCACAACAAAAGGTCATTAACAATGCAATGCCAATAGTGCACATCCAACCTGGAATTCCAAGTTTCACGAAAGGACTTGATTTAATGAGTCGAACTCCAGCTATGGCTACTTTGCCAGATACATATACAGCTGCTGATGTAGCAAGGACTGGAAAAAGAGGTAGTTATGTAGAACAGCTTGCGCGATTGGGTTTTCAACTTAAACAAGGAACTCCAGGTATACCTGGATTTTTATCCTGTAACTATTTAGCAGATAATTTTCCAACTGATACTTTTACCAATGAATACGGAGAAAACTTTCTTCAAAAAATAACCAATGTTGCATCCGAAGGTATGGCGGGTGTAGCTCAAATGTTTGGTGGAAGATCTTTCACAGAAACCATGGAAAAGGTAATTAACACTGGTGAAGCACAGGGTGGAATAACTGGAAAAATATTTGGTGGTGCTGGAAAACTTAAAGATACGTTAGGTGATCTGGCTGGTGCAGTTGGAAATACAAGTCCAACACTTAATCGAATAATGAAAAATGTAGATGTCTTAGCTGCTGGTGGAAGAATCGATTTTCCAATGCTCTGGAAAAACAGTACCTACACACCATCATATACAATGACAATTAGGTTATATAATCCTAATCCTAATAGTAAACAAGTAACATCAAAATATATCATAGGACCAATCGCCGCTTTATTGCTGCTTGGCTTGCCAACATCAGTTGGAGCTGGATCGTATTCATGGCCTTTTATCCATAGATTTTATTCACCTGGAATTTACGATCTTGATCCTGGTTATATTTCAAGTATTACAGTTGTAAAAGGTGGTGATCAACAACAAATTGCATGGAAACAAAGAATGGGTCTTGTTGATGTCAGAATAGATTTTGGTAGTGTTTTTAACAGTATTTTATCGAATGCTTCTGCGTCAAGAAACAGACCAACTCTTAAAGGATATCTGGAGGCAATGTCTGAAGAAAAAACTGGGGTTCACGGTTTGACAGATTTTGCAGGTGTTAATAATCAGGAGAATCAAAGTCCAGCATCAATACAGAGAACGAAGAGTAATCCTTCTGGTGCTGGAGGTTTAACGAATAAAGAAAGATTGCACTGGTCATCAAATAGAGACGGTCAGAGAGCTGATTTATCACCAACTCAGGATAAAACACAATTGGATATAACCGAACCAGGAGAAGAAGTGCCAGCAAGAGTTAATCAAGATATTAAAGCAATTGCAGATAATTTAATCGATTTAATTCCAGGTGGGGTAAGAGTTATATTCTAACAGAATAGATTTCTAAAGCGGATGGTGATATATAGAGCAACGAATGTGTCGAGATTTACTCTATCTCTTACGGTCATTTTTCTCGCCATCGGATCTAATCTATCAACTATAGAATCCGTTAGGTTTACGACAAGACTTTTAAAAGCATAAGTATCTTTGTAATTTCTGATGAGCATTAGTTTTCTAACTAATCTGATCATTTTCTCTCCACACATACTTCGCGCGTCCATACGTTGAGTCATAAGTTCCTTGTAAAAATTGGTTAAAATCGTTTTAATATTTTCTTCAAACGATTTATCAAGAAGCGATGGGATAACTATTTCTGCTAAATTATTTTTAACACGACTGAACTTTTTAGCTTCGACAGCTGCCTTATCATCCTTACTTTTATAAACATAAACACTCTTTAGATATTTTTCGATTGCAGCTTTGCCTGATGCAGATGTTGTAGTCTGAAGAAGATTTTTCTCATCTTCATTTTCCGCTTCTCTCTCAGCTGACACTTTCTTACCATCTTCGATGTTTTTCATATATGACTGAGTAAAGCTTCTTGTACTTTGGTTAACTTTATTGCGGATTTCCACCATGTAATCATGCATCAATTCAGGATTCCATTCTTTACTATTCTTAATTTTCTGAAACCATCTTTTATTCGTGGCTCCAGCCCAATATATCAATGCACCAGCTACAGTTTTCTCTCGATAAAATGCATGAACTTTCACAAGATTATCAATGGTATATCTAAAGGTATCACTATCACAGAACTTTGGAAAATACTTTTCACGCAAGCTTCCATACGTTTTAACCAAATGATACAATAAAACATCATGTGCCATTTTGATTTTATTTGATTTGATATAACGATAAACTAAATAGGTTAAAGCAAATGTGAATGGAACTCTGGAAGTATCACCTTTACCCTTTGGTCCAAGTGTATCTTCGCTTTCTTTGGCAGCAGCCTTCCAATCTTTTTCGTCAACACCAAGAGTTCGATATACAATGTATTGAAATTTTTTAGTATCAACAGAATAGCACGGTTCACTCAAACCATTAATATGTCTTCCAGCTTCTCGTGCTATTAAACGATGAATGAGAACTGGATTGAATTTAATTTTTTGATTGATTACATCCAATTTATCCATTATGAGAATACCCTTATGATCATATTGTCTTCGTCAAAGTATATATATTCTGGACCATATTGAAGAAGAGTTTCTTGATCGAATTCATTAATATCAAAATTAAAAAAGATACTTGATTTTGGTTGTCTCAAGGTAAGATGATCAACACCTTCAACATCTTGAATAACATCTACGATTTCAGATCGATAGATATTTTGATTGATGCCAAACCGATCTGTAAACGCATCGAAGATGGCCTCGCTTACAGCATCCCGCAAATTACCATTGGTCCCCGAATAAGTTGAATCCTTAAAAACATCAATTTCTAAAATAAGTGGAATGGTATAATTCGGCACAACCCAACCAGATACAGAATAGATATACTTGCGATTTTTATTTTCCACGAAAATCATCCAATCAGATTTTGGAGTAATAAAGGCCCATGTCATAGCAGTTGCATCGGTAAGAGTGGCTATATCATTATCATGTCCTTCAAAATCGCCCTGACCATTCAAAACAATATAACGATCTCCGAGGGTTCCAAATGTTGGAGGGTCACACAGGATATCTATAGCTGGTAGCGTATCTACGTCATTCAGTTGCATGTTCTCCATCTCACCAGTTGTGTTGGCTAATTTAAAATTAACAAAGTCAGTTAACATCTTATAATCTTTGAAAACAACCTCTGTTATCAGTTTTTGAAGTACTGTTGTTTCAAATAAAGTTTGATCAACACCATCGTACCACTCTTTTTCAATCACAGGAATATCGTACACAATGAATCCTGTAGAATCGAATGCAACATTTGAAGTTGAAAAGTCTGATAGATCCTTTCTAAATGTAAAAGTTGCTTGATACTGACCTATGAGCCCCTCAGATGGGTGACTAATTGTGAAATAATATGTGTTCTCATTTGCAGGTAGAACTGTATAATCTGGAAAGAACATAGTGAATTGATTCGCTGTTGAATCATTAACCATATCATAATCTTGTCCAGTTTCTAAAACTTCGATTTCACATTCAGTAATATCAAAATCAGTTTCTGATGAAGTATAATCTAAAGTAAAAGTTGCAGCAGGACCATTTTGTGTGACAGTTAATTTGGTTGCATTAATGTCATATGAAGACCCATAGCTGGTAACAAGAGTCGGTATCTGTTCTATCTCCGTCACAATATAAACATACGTGGCAATGGTATTCAATTGTTCGACATACATATCAAAGATTGTATAATAGTCCGTTCCTCGATGATTAATCACTGTATGCTTTGGAATATATAAATCTGAAAAATGTTGAAATAGATTTCTGGATGGGACAATTTCCCCATTAAAATTTAATGTGGTAAAGAGAGAAATTTCGTTAACTTTAATATCCGATCTCTTAAGAACTGGAAGAGAATTTGCATTCAATGGAGAGTCATCAATAATTATATTAGCATTTACGTAATCACTTTCTGACACAAGACGTTCAAGAGCAGTTAGATTGATTATAGCATTTCGTCGAATTTCATCCAGTGATTCTTCGTCTGCACCATTGACAGCTGGTCCAGTATTTGTAATTTCATAATTGACAACTTGATTAAGACCACCCATCGTTGTGGTATATATTCTCTCACCCTGACGAACAGTTCCAGCAACAACGTTTCCTTCATCACCTTCAGTCAATTGAGTTGTTACATTAATTTGAGAACCACCTGGAGGCTGATAACCAATAAGTCCATTTCCAAATTGCAAACGAAAACCATCGTCTGTTCTATTGATAACATAACCTTTTGTCGTTTGCTCCATTAAGAAAAGACTTGGTACTTCAATATATGTTGTATAACCAGCTTGTCCTGGTTCTTTAACTTCCACTGTGATTATAGCGATTTCACCATCAACTTCTACATCTAATGAAATAAATTGATAAACTTGAATATCCTCACTTATCTGAAACTCTTGAATATCCGTATGATATTGTAAGAAAGGTAAAACAAAGAAAGCAATTCCATTGTCAATGGTCACAGGCATATTAAAAACTTTCGTACCCTCGGTTAATACAACTGTAACACTCGAATTATTAGTGACAGTGACTTCAGTAGACCAGTAAGAAGTGAATGCAATATCATCAGTTCCTTTCACTTGGAAGCCTTCAGGAATTGTGAATACAGCAACGTTATCTTCAAAAGTTAAAGGAACAGAAAATAAAACATCTAAGTTTGCTGGATCGGCTGTTTCGGCACTATAACCCAAGTAAGCCGCTAAGTTGTAAATGGATGATGGAAGTTGAGCCTTGGTCAGGAAGAATTCTTTATAAGTTGATATTTGGTAGAAAAGAACATTAGAAGTTATGGTAGACAAAATTTCAACCATGAAGGATAAAAAAGATGACTTCGTTAAATCTACATTCTCCAGTTCTAAATAAGTTTGTAGAAATTCTATAATTTGAGATCTAATTTGATCTCTACTTTTATAAACCTCTTGTGATGTTGTTTGTTCAGCCATTTCTAATCTCCAATCTCCTTAGATATAATAGAATCCACTATTTTTATCATAGAATATATTTTTTAATCGATCTCTCAACATTTCATTTTTATATAAAATCCTGGTTAAAAAAGTTGAATTTGGAACTGTGTGAATGTGTTTATCATAATCATAAAACACATATGTATCTTCAACCTGTTGATCTAATTGATCTTCTGTTATGCTCTGTTCAATTTTAACTTTGATTTTCCAAAATGTAAAATCAGTATTAACAGATTTCTCACGTGCTGTGACATTGAAAATTGGATAGACATCATTTGTTGGTCGGAGAAAATTTTGCTCAAACTTTACTTTATCATTTGGTAGAGGCACAATATTATAAATGCTTGGCATTACGAAAGTCATTTCATTTTCTTTGACAAGACCAATATCCGAACCATCAAAAGCTGTTGTAACTTCCTCTGCATAATACATAGGCATTAATAAAATTTTATTCCATCTAACACCACTGAATTCACCAACTCGATCATATGATCCAGCGAATACATCTTCGTCTTCCCAAATTGTATCATCACCATCGATATGCCAATAAGTACATAAACAAGAGACAATATCATCCGCATATATCTCATATATCATCCGTTGATATTCGTTTATGTATGCGTATATATTATTAAATTTATCGTTGGCGTTAGTCATTATGTTCCTTGTCCCTCTAGAGGCACTGTTGAATCATCAAATTTAACCGTTATCTCACCACGCTCACCCTTGAATTCACATTGAAGATTAACATTGTATCCTTTTTTATTTGGTAAAAGTACAACAGTTATATCTAAAATTTCTCCACGGGCATCATAGTTTTCAATTCTCGTTTGTACTTCTTGTTTAATCGCGTCGACAGTTCCACCATCAGCTGGCTCAAAAATGAGTTTATAAAGATTGCTACCAAATTCTGGATCTGCAATATAAGATCCCAATGGAGTTAATAAGATGTTATTCCAAGAGTTTAGAATAACATCTATATTTCGGATTCTTTTGAAATCACCTATCGAGGAAATATAAGGAATATAATCGTGAGGCTGTACATCAGTACCTCTGGTTGACTTAACAAATCTTTGTAAGATATTAGCCATTTTTTAGCTCCTTAAGTATTTTTTCTTTATCCTCTTCAAGTTTATTTTTCCATCGTAGCATTCCTTTGAGCTTTTGAACTGGCATATTCATAACCGTATCATAAGGTTGCTTCAACATTTCAACTGCTGAATAAACCTCTTCATTCCAATTCGATTTATATCTTTCGATGTCATCATCACTAGTCGAGTGTGTGTACCATACGAAAAAAGTTATCGACCAAATCCAGGTCTAATTCCTCCTCTTCACCGCAATGAACACAAGTTGCTCTCATCTTCAACTCTATGCCGTAGCTGCCCAGTTTACTTCTATACTCCTTAAAGATAGCTCTTTTATCATTTGGTGTTAATGATCTGTACGCATCAACAATATCTTCTCTAGAAGAATAAACTGCTGAATCTGCACCATCAACATTTTCAACGAAACTTTCGATGATCAAAGTTTCAGTAACAAGATCGAGCAACTGACCATTTGAACCAGCAAATTTCATCGCGTCAACTTCATTTTTCAAAGTCGGCTGTTTAATAGTCGCAGTGACAGAATCCAAAACAGGCAACTGAACCGTCAGTCTTTCGTCCAGGATATTTCTATCCTCTGGATATGGGTTCATGTTAAATGTTGATGACGCTTTAATTGTGATAGGATGTGTTTTACCACATTTACCACATGAGACATCGTAATTACGAACCTCTTCATACGTTATATGATAAAGTCCATATAGTAATGCATCTCTGTCTTTGAGTGTGCATTGTGTCAGAAAGTCATCAAATGTTCTGATGCTTTCTGGCTTCTGTACGACACAATCAAAAATACATCGATTAAGATGATCAGTCACAACCGAAGGAGAAAGAAGGCTACCTTTCAGCCTTTCTTCCTCCTGTACTGTCATTGATCTTAATCGAAACGAACGGTTTGTATGTGGTGTAATGACCTCATACTCTGGAAACTTATGTTTAAATCCTGTGAACATTGGTTACATCTCCTTTCTGTTCTCTATTTATTTTTAGCGTTTCAAAAACTTATCTTTAGGTACCAGCGTCTATTCTGAGACCATAATTTTCAACTGTTTGTTTGGCTGCATAAACATCATCGGCCAGAGACTGACACTTGGTTTTAACCCAATTTTCGTGCCATACATAATCGACGTTAAACTCTACCTCAACATCTAAACGACCAACAGTTTCAACATCACTCGTGAAAAGATCTTGTGGATCTTTCGTTGGGAAAACACCATCATAAGCAGCATAGTATTCAACCTGTTTTCCATCTGGAGCAGTTGTCCAGTAATACATGATACAGGCATATGTTGCTTTGGTATAACCTGATAATGAATCACCATCTTGCAGATTGGATACACCAGTTCTGTAATCTCGAATCATTTTAACCCAACCATGCATGATGTTCGTAGTTGGAGTTCCATTGAATTCTAAGAATTTAACAGACACAGAGTTTCCATAATCGACGTTTCCAGGAACGGCCCATTTGATGCCACCCAAACCAGTATATTCTACCTTGTTAAGTGTTCCACCTGGAGGCGTTACCGAAAGACAGGCACCCGCTAGATAATAACCCAAATCACGATTGTCATCAAAACCCGTGTATAAAACAAGATCGGTTGGTATAGCAGCCAGATAGATGAAATGATATCCAGTCAAATATGGATCTGCAACACCAGTGATTGTACCACCAAAGTTTCGAGTCATTCGATTGTTTGGCACTTTTGCAAAAGAATTCTTTAGAGCCATCTTTATATCCTCCGTTTAAATTATAAACTCTTCTCTCTTTTTTTAATCTGAGACATTACGTCCTTCCAATTTCCATTTTTTATAAGGACAACTTTATCGTCAATATAAAAATCAGCGGCGAGTTTCTCGCCAGTTATACGGTCAAAATATATTCCATTATTAACTAAATAATTTTTTATATTTTGTATTTCGTCTTCAAGGTTATTGCCAAATTCTTGAGCAGCAGCTTCACTAGCTCTGGTTGAATAAATAACAATTTCATAACCTTTCTTTTTTAATTCATCAATGGACTCTTTGGCACCTGGAAATGGATCATCTTCCAGTCGACCATCATTCCATCCGGACTTAGCTGAATAAATAGTTTTATCAAAATCTATCATAACTCTATTGAATCTTCCACCTTCTTCAAGTGGATCAGGATCTTCTTTCTTTTTCTTTTTTGCATCATATGATTTCATGACTGGTGGAGCAGGTGAATCGATTGCAAAACCACCAGCTGCCTCATCTGCTATTTGACGCAAATCATCATAGAATTCAGATAATTGTTTAGCGAAATCATTTAAGTTCATGCATAAATCTCCATTGAGTCTATACCTTTTAATTTTGTTCTACCTTTTCCTTAAAGTCACACAGCTATATATATTAATAAGTGATCAAGAGGTTATTGATTTTATTTTTATTCCATTGAGAGGAGGTGAATTTATTTGCCATTCGTATTACCCGAAGAATCCAAAAATCGTCTCATTAGAACTGCCAACCTTATAAAGAAAGGGGTCCAAAAATGGGAACAGATGCCACCGAAAACCAGAACGGTAGTTGCTGGTCTTTCGTTTGTTGCATCTGGTCTACTTCTACCCAAACTTTTGTTCGTCGGTGTAGGTGCAGCAGCCTTCGGTTGCAAACATATGTACCTAAATGGTGAAATCGAGGAAGCAGCAAACGAGGTTGTGGTCGAAATAAAACCAGAACCATGTACCGCTGAATAGTCTATTCACTGAAAATGGGGCCACTACTTAGTGACCCCATTTTCTACCTTTTTTTGTCCTATTATTTGATGAAGAAATTCAACTCAATCTTCTCAACAACTCTGGTTGGTGTCAAGGTAACGTTGACATGAAAGGTTTTGGTCTTTCTTTCATAATCGGTAGCTCCAACTTCAACCTGATAATCATCCAAACCTCTTCGATTCTTGATGACTTCCAAGAAATCAGTAATGGCGCTGGCAACCTGACCCCATGTAACCTGATCATTTTGTTCGAAAATAAAGAAACGACAGAACTGTTCTAACGCTCTCTTGCAGAACAGAACCAATCGAACAATATTCAAATCTTGCAATGCACTTGGTTTTGCCTGAGATGTCAACTGACCCCAAACAACATAACCCTGTGCAAACTTAACGATTGGATTCAACTGCTTTAAATAAAGTTGATCTCTCTGACCCAAACGAGGATTGAAACGCAAATCCTTGATAGTATCAATTGATGCTCTATTAAAACCAGCAGCTGCAAACCAGATTTCTGCAACATTATCATTCCTTGGAATCAAATACGACATATGATAGATTGGTGAAAACCATATGTCAGATCCAGTGAACGGATCAGAAACCTTATTATATGGTTCATACATTGCAACATAGAAATTGTTAAATGTGTTAATGTTGTTTCTTGTTGCCAATGCATTGTTGACTGTGGAGTTATCACCATTATCGATGATACCAACACAATCTCTTCTGGTTTGAACCAGTGTGCTGATTGCACTCTTAACGTCAGCTGGATAACCAGCATCGAAAACCAACGAAAAGTAAATCAACTCTGGATCAGTGATATTATCATCAATGATACCAGTATAAGCTTGTTCTAACAATTGCTCGGCTATCATTGTGTCAACAGAACCCGTAGCTGTTCGTAAGCTACCCTCAGATCCCTTACGAAGTGGAACAGGAATAGCACTTGTGAATGCATCTGCAACACTTACATTGGATTCGCGAATATGATAAGTGATAGGATCAGTTTCCACGAAACTTCCAGTAGCTCCTATCCATCCAGGAGTTGCTCCTGTCAAATTTCTTGATGGATAAACAGTGATTTCTTCGTTATCAACACCACTGGATGCACCCAACCAACCCCAAACTTCATTACCTCGGGCGTCTTTGGCTATGACAACATAGTTGGCATTTCCAATTGGCGCAGCTTTTTGCCAATCAGAAAAGTCCTGTTTATCATCTGAAATGGTAGCTCCAGTGATATCAACTTCAACAGCACCGATTTCATTGTCATAACTTCTGGCGATAAGGTCGTATCCATCTGACCATTCACCGCTGGTTAATTGCATTTGAGCTCTAAGAACAGTGGAATATGTTTCAAGAACAGATTCAATAAATAACGAATCTCCACCACTATCAACGGCATTTGGATCAAAAGAAACTGCAAAAGACTCGATGATAACGTCATCACCATCAGACTGTTTCTCATAGATATCCAATGTATAGACACCAGTTAATGTTGGATTTGCCGCTTCAGTTATACGAATTCCAAGACTGTTATAATAGTCTCCGCGTCCAATTGGATACAAGAACGCTAGAGGTTTAACATCACCAACAGTTTCTAGATTTGTTTGAATCTCACCTTCCGTATTAAGAGCAGCATCAACGTAGGTTATACTGATAGAAGCAGTAGCATCACCAGCAGCCAATTGAGTGTCCAATCGGAAATGTGCAAAAGCAGCATCATCTGGAAGTACACGCATCCAGTATAATGCACCAGATTCACCTAAGAAGTTGTAAGCAACATAAGGACCTTGACCATAATTCTTGCCAAAATCGTTAATGTTTGGATCACCCCATTCAGATACGAATTCTGCACGGGACCCTACAAAGATCATTTCGTTATCTCGACCTTTTCTCGAAAAACCGCAAACCATTCCGATGGAAGCGGGTACAACCTGTACAAAGGTTGAAAGGTCAATAATTTTGGTATAAACACCTGGGGAAACATTCGCCATGGTTTCTTCCTCCATATTAATATCGTTTTTTTGTTCTATCCGTTTTTTCTTCCTTTCCTCCAGGTCCATCTATAAAATATAAAATTGAAAATAACCTATAACTTTTATGTATAAATATACCAAATAAAAACGATTCGTCTATCTACCGTTTTTATTAAGGTTGGAAATGTGACACGAGCAAACATGCTGAACTGTCCATTATATCCTGGGATTCTTGATTCAGCTGAATATAGACCAGCTTCGCTTATCTGCTTTCCATTTGCTAAAGCTGTTCCTAATGTGGTCGTGATTTTTCCTATTAACCATTTATCTTCGTTGTTATAATCTCTTTCAAACTCGACGTTATCAAAGGGATATTTGTAAAATCCAGTGTCTGGATAATCCCCACCCGCAACATGATAATCAGCCGCAGAAGAATCTGTCGCACTAATCATAACCAACGAATTAAGATCGGTATCTGTAAGAGTTGGTGGTGTTGGTACTAAAGGATCTGCTGGTCGAACTCCACCAGAACCAAAACCCATCCAATATAAAAATTCATCTTTTGTTGGAAACGATGGATTGATGCCTTGGGCTGTTACATTATTTACATCAAAAATTCTTTGAGCAACCATTTCTCGTCCTTGATAAACGATAAGATTACTTTTATTTACAAGCTTTTTGGCCCCCGTTTTTGGGTCTTCTTCCCAGATTTCCACCCACCCTTTGGGTCTTCGATCCTGAGAATTATTCTGACCAGTTGCATCACCCAAGCAGTTGTCTCCATAGAACTCAGCTGCTATGACTTCAATATCCTTACTTTTTGAATGTTTTGTCATGATTTTTTTATCCCTTTTAGATTTTGAACTTTCTACATCCATTTATTTTTTGTTCTAGTTTTTTTCGGAATACAGTTCTATCTATATATATTAATAAGTGATAGAAACTATTTACGCACTAACCCCTAAACGCCAGGAGGATATAACAATGGCTAATAAGAATCATGCAGGAAATCAGCTTCATCGGAAGGAAAAATTCGAATCTCGTTTGATTGATAAAATCGACCAACGGGAAAAAACTGGCAAGAATCGTGAAAACGTTGACAATCAGTTCAACAATTTCACAATTTCAGAGGATGGCAATAGAGTTTGGTCATTCTAGAAAGGATAACATGCTGACATTCTTAATCATCGTAGGAACGGTGGCGCTCGAATCATTCATATTATGGTTCGGATATAAGAATGGGTACTTCGTCCCAAGAAAGCGAAGAATCAAAGTGGCACCGTTAAATTAAGAAGTGAAGAAGGGGGACGACACAGCTGATCGCCCCCACTTCTTTTTTTGCCTTATATTTTCTTCAGTCTCATGTCTGGAACCTTCTCAAAAGATTTCACATGATAAGCTTCCAGTTCTTTCTCGATCTTGTATCCAGTTATACCAGACACATCTTGCAGATCAACTTTCATTCCATTTATTCCGTCTTTTCTAACAATGTAAACATTTTGAGAAGCTCTGGTAGAAAGCTGAAGCCCATGATCGGAATAATCATTCCCACCACAGAGACTTCCAGATCGAGCATGAAGGTCGGTTATCTGAGCTGCATGATAATGACCCCAAATAACAAAATCAATTTTCTCACCGATGTGATCAGTCCACTTGGTTTTGATCTTTTGAATCTGAGTCGTTACGTTTCCGTTTTTAATTGAATGGCCGTGAATTATAAGTATATTTTTATCTAACACTTTGATGACATGCTCTTGTATCGGGTTTTCCAAGAATACCATTCCTTTCGTTTTACGGAACATCAAACGCAACATTTCAAAGATCATAGTATCATAATTATCTGATACGCTGATATCACTATGACCGATCTCTTTGTTGAGCCTACTTTCATTACCACTGACGTAGGTCACTTCAACATTAAAATTCCTATTTAGATCCATCAGGAATTGCTCTAACAGAATGCTCGTTAAAGCTGTTGCACGTGCTCTATTGGTGGCCATATTAAGAAGCTCATCCAAGCGTCTATCCGAATTGATCATATCGCCTGTAAATGCGACAAGGACTTTCTTAATATTATAGGCACCGAGAATTCGCTTCGATTCTAAAGCGAACTTCTTCAGTCTTTGGGAACCAACTGTGAAATCAAATTGATTGTGCGGCATACTGATGAGTTCATTGAAATGAGCATCGCTAACTTGAATGACGCCTTGTGCATTTGGATTGTATGCCCGATGAAAGACAGGAGCATATAATCCTCTTCCCTGCAAGGCCTTCGAGAGTTCTGAGGCGTATTCTCCAATAGCGGAGGTATAACGAAATTCACCCCTTACTTTTCTCTCAGTCCTCTGCTGATCTCTGAGTCTTTGATTTCTCATTTCCAATGATAACGCTTGTTTAGTCATTTCTGAAGTTGTTACATTATCCAATAAATGACCATACTTCTGTACTGTTTGTCGAACATATCGGGTACTACAATCTAAATCTCTTGATATTGAAATGTGAGTTGCTCCTTGAGCCTTAAGCTCAAGGATTTCAATTTGTAGTCCAGATAAATCGACATCTGTCGGAGGTGTAAAAAAGCTCTCAATTGTCATAAGTTTCTCCCGTTGTGATTCTGAATTTTACGAATCCTTCTTTTCAGGTTGTGGCTGCGCTTGCACCTTCAGACTATCAGGATTCTGAACCATTCCGAGAAAGATATTGACAAGACCCTGCATGTTAAACTGGCTGACCTTGTTTCCCAATTCTTGGTTTGTAAATTCAGAGAAAACCTTATTGGCAACGGCCTTCACGTGATTTAATTCTACCATCTGACTTTGTGGTGCTTCGGGTGTTTCGTTTTTCTTTGTAGGCATGATAATATTTCTCCTTTTCATTTATTGTTTGTTATAACTTTTCGAAAAATGTTCTCGACATTACGGAAGTTTATGCAGACATTTATTTAGTCTATTTTCCCTTTATGTTTTAAAATATAGCTACCATCGCTGCCAAAAGGTTGAAGCAAAACATCGCAATCATTATTTTTACTCTTTGCATTTTCCATTAAAGAAAATATAGTTTTTAAGTATGATTCCTGCTCTTCGGTTAGATTTTTAAAATCTAATGAATTTTCCTCCAACTCTTTGATTATAATATGATGTTTATTATTTTCCTCTGCATTTGTAACAACACATCCAATTTTATTCGGTATCCAGTTCGGATTATTAAATTCAGAATCCTTTAATGCCAGCCATAAACATTTAAAATCTCTGCAAGGTTTTGGTCTGGTCGCATAGATTTTACATTTGTTATTAATAAGTTTATCACACATTTCGTTAGCATTTTTATCTGTGTCTCTCCAAGATAAAAATCTTTTCTCTATTCTCAAAATTTTACAACATGCATTACAATTTCCACATGAATTCTTTTTTTTCATTATTTCCTCACTTTCTTATGGTAACAGTTCATAGTATAAATACAATATAATAAAATCTACATCTGTTATTCCTCCTCCTGGTTCTCCTTCTATCCTTATAAACATCCCTTCATTCTTCTCTTTTGAAAGTATATCGTTTTCGTTGTTTGTAAAATAAGTATTGAAATCTAACTGTTTTAAAGTCAATACGGAATTTGCTTCCCAAAAATTTGAAGTATTGGGCAAAAAGCTTCTATCATATTCTCCCGTTCTTAAGTTATCAACAATTCCGACTCCCTCATCTTGAACACCCATATTTTCTAATGGAACAACACTCATTTTCTTATCTCCATCATCTTTAACTCTATCAATAAGAAGAGAGAAATCAGCTCCATCTTTATCTGCATAAGCATCACACCTGTAACCAATGATACTGAAGTTTCTGTTGCCCATATCTGGATAACCAATAACTCCATAATCATAATTAATTGCTGAAATTCCTGGTGGAATGGTTATAGAGTCTACTTCCCACCATTTAAAACTTGTTTGATAATATGTTCCTGCTTGATCTATTGTAATTACTTCCTCTCCAGTTGAATCCTGAACGGAGCTATTCTCCGAAAGCTGGGCTCCGACTATTGATACGTCTCCAGATCCAGTTAAACTATTAACATAAATATAGAGATGTTGATTGCTAACACCAAATGATGCGCCTACATCTCCAGTTTCTCCAGAATCTATCTCTCTAAAAGTTCCTGTTAGTGGAAGTATAGCGTCAACAACTCCTTTTAAAGGCAATGTATAAGTTAGAACCTGCATCTGATCTGTCGATGGATGTGAATCTGAAACAAGTCTTCCCATTGATCCTATCTGAGTTGCAACTCCAACTCTATGAGCGATATTTGGAGACTTAGGTCTTTGATTAGTGATTATACCAGCAGTAGAATCAGATACATATAAAGGGTCTCCAGCATTAAATTGAGATGTATCTACATCATTTACTGCTCCAGTAAGAGTTGTATATCCATTAGTGTTATTCTCTATGGAGTGAGTAGCTATAGATACAGAACTTAAAGTACTAATATCATCTGCCTTTGCAAGGTCAATAGTTGGCAACCCTTGATCTGCTCCAGTAATATAAATAGGAGAACCATCGGGAATTGTTTGACCAGATATATTTCTTACTCTTAAATGAGATTCCTGTCCAACCTGAAGCGTAATTTCTGGTATATCATTATAAACACCAAATGTGTGATTAACTTTATCCCAAAATACTCTACCTTCTTGCCATGCAGGTGTTGGGATATCGTCATCGAAGTCAGCAAACTGAAGATCTCTAATATGTTCAACATGGATATCAAGATGACCAGTTTGATCAACATTGTAGAAAAGTCTCTGTTCAGGTGTACCTAGTCTGACCATGTAATCAAGAGTCACAAAATCGCTAGATGAAATAGGAGGAAGACCACCAACTGTTCCTGTAAAATCCCTTCGACCATCAATATGTGAGTATTGAGTGTGATCATCATATGGTGATGCAAGATTTGATAAGTTTCCATGGTTAGTAGTAGCAGCAAAGTTATATACTTCATCGAATGCTGATGAAACTTCGGCAGCTATATCCTCATCCTTTTGACATATGATTTTACCAATTAAAACTCCATATTCAGAAATAATACTCGGAACTTCGGTTGGAACTGGTTCTGCTTCAGCTTCAGCTAATGATTTCCAGTTTCCTGTACCATAAACCATTGACATATCCGCACTGCTTGGAATATACCAGAACCATCTTACCCCAAATTTATTCTTAGATAGATCCTTTAAAGTTCCAGAACCATCATCGTATTTCTCCATATCCCATTGAGTTTGTCCTGGTGTTTCGACATATCCACTAGGCGAATCTCTATAAATGGTTGTGAATGAATCTCCTGTTCCAGAGTTAAATGAAGATATTGAGTCAAGATCTATTAGTGACCATACGTCTCCGCTTGTCATTGTTACATATCTATCACCATCACCAGATTCTCCAATAATAAGACCAGTATTTCCATCTCTTTCAACAGCTCTAGTTCCATTCAATCTTGCCAAACTTCTGATTGCAAAGTTGCTGATCCTCTGTCTAATATTTGAGATAAACAACTCATCTCCAGCTCTTCCGACTTGACCAAGTATGAAATATTCAAACACGTTTCCAGCACCAATATCAACAGCCTGAATTACAGGACTTCCTCCATTGTAATATACAACAATATTTTTTGTCTCATCTTCTGTAATTGCTAAACTTAAACTCTCAGCAAAATCTATAAATTCAATGTCAGCAAACTCATCATTTGTTGTTCTCAACATACCTGTTCCAGCTGTTACATTTACAGCTGCGGTTCCATCAGCAGTGATAACACCACCAGAAATCAAACCTGGTGAACCTAATGTGTCCATTCCATCTTGAACAGTGTTGTATGTTGAAGGTGTGATATTATCGTATTGAACTTCGCTTGCAGTAAGAGCTGATGTACTGTCAAGAATAAGATCACCAGTTATTTGAAGATCACCAGTTACAGTGACTCCATTCAAGTTTGCCGCAAGAATATTTGTTGAACCACAATATATATCAACTGAATCCGCTGCTTGACTTATCTCAATTCTTGAATCTCCAGAAACACCAAGTGTTTGCAATGTTTCTGTTAACGATGCAACTTCAACATTATTTGCTTCAATAGCAATTGTATTTGTTGCTACTGTTGTTGTCACATTTGTAGCACTAACAGCACCTAATCTTTGTAAATTTGCTGCTGCGATAAAAACTTGTGAACCAGCAGCAACAACATTAAAATAATCACTTGGTTGATTAACCTGTGCGTATGTATTTGCACTGACTCCCAATCTTTGTAAATTTTCTGATATTGTTAGTACATCAGTTGTTCCGATACTTGTATAAACTGTTGTATCACTAATTGCGATTCTTCCAGCACCTGATTCTTTACCTATTCTAATGGTAGAAGATTCAGCATCCCAATAAGATACTTGAACACCATCAGCTACAATCTCAATATATCCAGCTGCTGTTCCATCATCTACAACTCTGATATATGAATCGTCTTGAGAAATTTGATCTATCGCAATAATTTGAGTATCAACATAGGTCTTAACAGCTTTCTCGGTTGGAAGGGCTGTATCTGAATCACCAATCAGTGTTCCATCGCTTGAAAATTCATTAATATTAATAACACCAAGATTCAACCTGATACCATCAGATGTGGTTGAGAAGACTGAGGTTCCATTGTAATACAATCTGACATATTCAGAATCTTTCATCCTGATTGCAATATCATTACTTGAACCCACTCGTAGATAAGTTTCATCAGAACTACATTGAAATGCTCCTCTTAATGTACCATTTGATTGCCTTAAGTTCACATAAGCATCCGTTCCAGATGTAGGTTGTACATCAATACCAGTAGAAACTGTTGTAAATACTTTAGTTCCAGAATAATATATATTGGTTGACGCGAAACCTGCATTGATGGCTATATTAGATCCACCATAAATATCTAATTGATTTTGTTGAGGTCTAACATGAATTCTTGAATCATCAATTTCACCAAGTATTTGTTCTGTTTCTAATAGCGACAGAACTTCAGTCGATCCAACAGTTGCTGATATTTCTGTGTCACCAACATCCACTCTACCAGCTGAAGATGCTTTACCAATACGCTGTAATGTTTCTCCAATCATACCAACTTGAACACCACCAACAACAATCTTAACATATCCACTTGCTGTTCCATCACCTGGAGTAAGAACAATATTTCCACCATCACCTGTTCCTGCTCCATCGCCAGCTTGAAGTGTCACATCCTGTCCACTTCCATTAACACCAAATGTACTTCCCTCTGCTCCTCTAAGAAGAGCGCCACCAGAATTCATAAGATGCAGATAAGAACGTCCAGTAGGATTTCCTTCAGAACCAGCAATTACGAATATATCATTATTAGCTCTACCGATATCTCCAAAAGCAGACATGTAAATTCCACTTGTTCCCACCCTGATTGCAGTACCTGTAAATACAAAATGCTGACTTGACCCAAACACTCCATTGTCATTATATTGAACCTCAGTATTATTTCCATATGGATCTGTTGGTGGTACGTTAGTAAGTTGTGAACCATCTCCAGCAAATGAATTAGCGGCCACAGTACCAGTTACAATAATCGCTGTGGTATCTAACATCATAGCAGACCCATCATATGATATGGACACATCTTGAGAATCACCCAATAGGATTTTTTGGTTGGTTTTTAGCTCTATGTTACTATTTTTAAATTTTGCCATTTTATTATCTCCGTCTATATATTAGACCGCTCGTTAAGAGCCGATTATTTTTTTGGCTTGTTCTATATCTTTACAGGTCTGACATATTCCACAATTGTTTGCATTTCGACAACTCCATGTCAAATCCAATAATTTCTTTGGTATTTCTTTCATCATGTCTATCTTAACAATATTTTGTTCAATTAAAGGAAAGTGTAATTTATGATCGATGTACTGTCTATTCCTAGCGCTTTCAACAAGAGCAGACCATATGTTAGGTGTTACGTTTCTTTTAGCCCTATCAGCCACCAGCCTTCTGGTCATATCTGTTGGATTCCATCCCATATAAACTTCTATCCATTTGAAATGACTGAACATCTGACAGACTTTTTGAGCTACTAAAAGCAACAAATCACTATCAAAACCCATGTGAGGATAAGAATATTCGAACATAGATTCAGTATATTCAAAATCGTGAATCTCTCTTAAATAAGAAAGAATGGGTTCTACACGTTCATCTTGTTTTTTCCATAGTGGTTCTCTTGTCCTCAGTGATACGTGATGAAAATGAAGATCTGGAGTTTTATCCATTACCATTTTCCATGCTAAGTATGTGGAGTCGATACCACAACTTAGCATTAACAGTTTTTTAACCTTCACCTTCACCCTCAGTTGAGAAGCTTGAGCTGCTTGAGCTGCTTGAGCTTGTTGAACTTGAACTAAATGAGCTTCCACCACAGTCTTCGTATAATTCAACACTGGTTATATAAAATTTATTAGCACCACCATCTAAATGAATCTCATCTAAGTCATAAAAACCAGCTTCACCATCACTAACATATGTTGGTGTAAAAGCTATTTCAGTTGGTACTCCATCACCAGCTAAGAATATTCCTCCTGTGGAGTCGTCGTATATTTCATTACCCATTGTATCCTTGACGGTAATTAAGTTTAACTGTGGATTCCAACCAGGATCATTATAAACAGTTAATCTGATCGATATTGGATATGTCGGAGTTCCAGTTGGATTAATAAGTGTTATTTTCCAATTTCCGTTGGCTGTACCTACATATTTACTGCCATCCCAAGTACCATCAAATGTGGTCCAATGCGCTGGCCCAGCTGTCTCAACATATTGTGCAGTACAAGATGAACTGGATGAACTGACTGATGAACTTGAGCTTGAGCTAGAGCTGCTTCCACAATTTACTCTAATTTCGACCTTTCTTATAGAATTAACATCGCCTGGACCAGATGATGAATAAACTGATCTAAGTTTAACACCCAAATTAACAACATCAGTCCACGTCCAGTTTCCTGTTCCTGGACCTGCTGCGTCAGCTTCGATGTTTATCCAATTACTCCATTGAGGAGTTGGAAAAGAACCTATACCATTTACTGTAAGATCGTATGCAAATCCAGGTGTTCCAGTAAATACTGGTTGCATTGTAAATGTTGGTGCTCCTGTTTGACCCTTATTTCCATAAGCTCTGATACTTACTGAGAATATGGCTCCAAGATCTGTTCCTGGACATGTGTTTGAGTTACACAGCTGATTATCTGGTTCAGAACTCTGTTGTGCAGCGGCAGCTGTTGATAGAGAACCGTCAACCATATTAGAAGGATTCTGCCACTCATTTCCATCAGCTGAGTATCCATCAAAGTAATATGTGATTGGGCAACCAGCAGTTGAATCGTCGACAGATTCACTTGAGCTTGAGCTTTCTGACGAGCTCGATGAACTTGAACTAGAACTCGATAAACTTGAACTAGAACTCGATGAACTTGAACTAGAACTCGATGAACTTGAACTGGTCGATGAGCTAGAACTTTCCAATTCATTTCTAGAAACGATGAAATGCAACTCATAATTTCCTGAATCCATTGGACCTGAGAATATCTCAGTGAAACCATTTGCATCAAATGCTGTGGTCATGTGACCATAGATTGATGGAGGTGAATCCACAGTGTTAATAATATTCGTGGTTATTGAATAATTATCATCCACCTGTGGTGTATCAAAGACAACGACAACTGTTGCTGCGGCATCTGATATACTAACAACACCAGAGAATGTTTCTCCACCAACTAATGAATCAACGTATGATTTATTTGTTGCATGCTCTGGTTCAGTTGGAGTTTGTACAATAGAAACATCACCAGTTACAATAATTCCAGTTGAATCAGTTTCAAATACTTTAATTCCAGTATAATACAGTTCAACATTCCCTGCTGTAGATTTAATCTGTCCAGAACCAACATGAATGGTATCACCAGATGTAAATAGATCATCACAATAAATATTTCCAACAATAGTTAAACCTGCGGTAGAGTCAGTTGGAGTGATAATGTCTACTGTAAGACTTCCTTCTATTTCAACATTACCTTCAAATTTATTCTCAGTGCCAGAACCAGCAGAATATAGATTATAATCATTTATAAACCCGACTGTTGATTGATCTTCAATATATAAACCATATAAATTAGTAGATGTTCCTGTTGGAGTGAAACTAGGAGTTTTAATTAATACTCCATAACCATCTGTAATACTGACATCCCCACTTCCCCATTTGAGAAGTTGGAATTGTCCAGCCATCATATTAGTAACTACAGAATTTACCACACCAAATGAAGAGACGGTATAAAAATCTCCACCAATGGCATTTGTAATAGTTGCATTGTTTGAGACACCTGCTGCATTTCCTTTCACTCCAGTAATTGTAGTAACCGTAGCACCATCAGTTGTTATGTTAGCAAAGAAACTACCACCAGTCATTTCACCATGTAAAATTGAAGTGCTATTTTGCACAGCAGCACTGATACCAGTTGTAGAAACAAATGCATCATCTGCAAGATTTTCTATACTAATCGTAATACCACTACCAGCTCCAGTAGCTCCAGTTCCAAATGTTTCTTCAAGTCTTAAAATAGCTTCATATGTTGGAAATCCTGGGTAATCTATATCAGCAGTTCCCATAGCGGAATGACCATCTATTTTAACACCACCAGAGAATAGAAGTGTTGTTGGTGTTGAATCTATTTGATCATGAATCTGTTGTGTGAGGTGATAGAATTCAATCGATGTTGCATCTCCGCCTTGCAGACCACTAGTTGAATTATGATTGACTGCTCCACCAGTAGAGTTATCAACATAAGTCTTAACAGCTTTTTCAGTTGGGATAGCATCATCTGAATCTCCAGCCAATGTTCCATCAATTGAAAATTCATTAATTGATGTACCAAGACTTAACGCTAAACTTCCATCTATAATAACGTCATCTGAAGATAACTGTATCGTCGAACCTGGAGCATTAAGTAATAAAGCCGCACCATCAAATTTAAGAAAGGTTTCAAGCGTAGTGCTTAAAATAACTTTATTATCGGTTTTGAGGTTTAAATTCCCTCGTTTAAATTTTGCCATTGTTTTATATCTCCGTCATTTATATGACCATCTCTTTCGAGACTGAGTTTTTTATATATTTTTATGGATTAATGGTATAACTTCTTAGTCCATCTGCAAAACAGGCACAATAAATAAAAGTTCCATCACCCCAAACATCAATGTAAAAACTGCCTTGATAATCTTCATCTACAAATGATAGAATACCACCTCCATCTACAGTATAACGTCTAATTCCTCCATCCGTACAAGCACAGTAGATAAAAGTTCCATCACCCCAAACACCACTATATGTATCACTACCTTGATAATCAGAATCAATAAATGTTAAATTACCTGCACCATCTACTGAATAACTCATTAATCCGTTATTCTTAGCAGCAGCATAAACAAAGTTTCCATCTCCCCAAACACCATTAAATGTATCAGAAAATTGAGTATCTACATCTATAGATGTTAAGCCTCCTGTGCTATCTACTGAAAAGCTGTGAAGGCCAGCAAGTCCACAAACAGCATAGATAAAAGTTCCATCACCCCAAATATTCTGATAATTATCAGTAAGTTGATCAGATGAATCTATATATGTTAGATTACCAGATCCATCAACAGAGTGGCTTCTTAATCTTCGGGATACACCGTGACTACCAGTATAAACAAAGTTTCCATCTCCCCAAACACAAGAATATGAACTAGCTTGATTATTTACATCAATAAATGTTAAATTACCTGTACTATCCGCTGAATAACTCCTTAAACCATCCGCAGAACAGGCAGCATAAATGTAAGTTCCATCGCTCCAAACTCCAAAATAATTACCACCTTGATCATCTACATCTATAGCTGTTAAGCCTCCTGTACTATCTACTGAATAACTTCTAAGTCCATCGGTATCAGTCGCAGTATAAATAAAACTTGCATCACCCCAAACATCAAGATAATCTCCACCTTGATCATCTGCATCTATAAATGTTAATGCAGGATAAAGGGCTGAACTGCTAGAACTAGATACGCTTGAACTACTAACCGAAATGCTTGAAGAACTTATACTAGCACATGAAGTACTATCAAAAAATTCAATATCATCAACTGTAAATGGACCACTACCAAACGAAATTCCAGCAAATTCATACATATCAAAACCATTACTCCAATCTAAATTATATGCCTGACCGTTAACTGGAGCAAATATTCCTCCACCCAGTAATGAATTACTGTTAGTATCTACTATATCCAGTAGTTGTGCGGGACCACCAAACGTTACTCTAATGCTTGAAGGTCTGAAACCTGTAGCCCAACTTCCTAATTCACTGAGTATCACATAATATTCACCACCGCCTGGAGTTTCAGAAACCCAGTTAGTTGCTGTCGAGTCCCAGTATCCCAAAGTCATACCACCACCGAGATCTTCTGGTTCCCAATAAGTATCATCAAATATTTCTTCCCATATACCATCAAAGACTCCACATGATGAACTGCTTGAGCTAACTGATGAACTTGAACTCGAATTAGAACTAGAACTAAATGAACTCGAACTAACTGATGAACTCGAACTAGATGAACTCGAACTAACTGATGAACTCGAACTAGATGAACTCGAACTAACTGATGAACTAGATGAACTCGATCCAATCAACGAATCAATAACAACCCAGGATAAAATATAATCGTCTGAATCAATTTCTCCAGAAAATAATACTTTAAATCCATCAACGGTTTTATCAAATACGATACCCAAATAATGTGATGGAAAACCAATACCAGTATATTCAAGTGACCAAGTTTGAGAATATAAGGTAGTTCCTTGTTGTTGAAGAAATACAACGTCAGCTGTGGTATCACCATTTGATAGAACTACATTTCCAGCCTCCATCAAATTTGAAATTTCAGTATCAACATATGTTTTAACAGCTTTCTGAGTTGGAACTGCTGCATCTGAATCTCCTGATAATGTTTCGTCTATTGAGAATTCATTAACGCTTACACCATTTAATAAGGAGATACCATTTTCAGTAATATCTAATTCAGCATCACCATCTATAACGAAAGAGATATTGCTATCAGCAGGAGTTGATATATTATCAGCTATAAACAAGCCTGTGGCATGTGGTGCTTCTGCATCACCTAGTCTGATAATATAGATGTTGTCTTCGTCTGTATCATAATGACTATGGAAAATTTTATAATTATTAACAGCCATTTCAATGATTTCATTACCATAATCAACTTCAAGATTTGTTCCTGACACACTTCCAAGTCCAATTAAAGGACTTCCTGAATATAAACCATCATGAATGTCTTTAGTTAAATGATAGAATTCAATAGAGGTTGAATCTCCACCTTGAAGACCCGTGGTAGAATTATGAACGACACTTCCACCTATTGCATTATCAACATAAGTCTTAACAGCTTTTTCAGTTGGAATAGCATTATCTGAGTCCCCAATTAATGTTCCATCAATCGAGAATTCGGAGATAGCTGTACCAATACCTAACTCCAAACTACCTTCTAAACGGTTCCTAAGACCAACAGCATCAGTGTCTTCTACGTGAATACCCCAAACATTATTAGTGATTGTTGCTCCAGATCTATATTTTAGATGCATTAAATAAGCATCATCTATAGTGGCACCACCCCACGTTTGAAGCAAGCCATCAAAAGCATATACATTTTTAGCAGATCCAGACCAGAATTGATTATTAGAATCAATACCTGTGAAATCTTCATTGATAACACCACGGTTATCTGTATAACTTGAAAGTCCTGTCAGATATTCTACAGTAGCTCCAACAGCATGCCTTGCGTCAGCATCAACACCATCTATTAATCCATAATGTCCTGTTCCATTTGAACGAGCCGCAATCCAAGTTCCAACTATATCAGGTTGATCAGCTCCAGTGGTATCAGGAGAATCCAATTTAACGAATATATCTAAACCTTCGACATAACTGTATGCAGAACCTCCAGATACATCAGTGGAAATCATTGATATTTCAAGACCATAGTAATCTTCACTTGAAAGGTGATCATCTAAATTGATTTTTAATCCACCACCGCTATGACCAGCATTGGTGATGACCATATTATAATCATATGAAGTAGCTGGTTCTTCGACAGTTAAAATATTTAATCCGTCAATATCAAATGTGATAACATCATTTCCATAATCAACTTCAAGGTTGGTTCCCAATTGGCTTCCAAGACCGATTATTGGACTTCCAGTATATAAACTATCAAACATGTCTTGAGTAACATGGTAAAACTCACCAGCAGTTGAATCTCCACCTTGTAATCCTGATGTTGAATTATGATTGACTGATCCACCTATTGCATTATCAACATATGTCTTAACAGCTTTTTCAGTTGGGATAGCTTCATCCGAATCTCCAACCAATGTTACATCAGTTGAAAATTCGTTAACAGTTGTACCAGACTTCAACTCTAAACCATCAGTTGAGATCTGAGCTTCTTTTGTACCACCAATATAAAATACTATACCAGTGACAAAACCATGATTATCCCAGTCACCGATCACTAATTGATCATCGTAAGCGTGACCTTGATCTTGTAGCCAAAAGAAATTGCCACCTTTAAATTTCATGCGAACTTCTTGTGATCCACCAGTATGATCAATAGATAGACCCGAACTTCCAGCAGATAAATTACCAATACTAACACCGTCAGATGTTGCTTGAATATAAACGTCACTTCCAGACATAACTCTAAATCTTGGTGCAGATCCAATTCCCATCTTCATATGAACATCAGCTTGATTACCGATCATCACTGCACTATTAGGACCATCAATATCTAATGCCTGAACATATGCAGATATTTCAGCGCTTCGGACGGTACCTGTAATAGTATGCACCCCATAATCAACTTGAAGATTATCAGTTGCTAAATCACCTACTCCAATCAGAGGACTTCCAGAAAATAGACCATCGTGAATTGATTGAGTTAAATGATAGAATTCATCAGCCGTGGAGTCACCACCTTGTAGACCCATGGTTGAATTATGATCAACAGCTCCACCGATGGCGTTATCAACATATGTCTTAACAGCTTTTTCAGTTGGAATAGCATTATCCGAATCTCCAACTAATGTTCCATCAATTGAAAATTCATTAATTGTTACACCATTAAATTCAAGATTAATAGTCGCAGTTCCATCTCCTATCGTTACTTGAGTATGTTCGACGAGGACGATAGTATCAATAGTGCTATTACCATCCCAAACATTTAATTCAATTGCCTTATCTCCGTTATTAGCATACACATTAGTAAGTTTAGATCCACCAAGTCTTGATTTACCACTTTCTATATACAAACCTGCATATTCTTCATCATCAACACCTACACCAGATCCATCGATCCACACACCCATATACCCATAATTTTTCAGTCGAGTATAGGTATATTCATTCGCACCAAGAATAAGATCACCTTGATTATCAGGATCAAATGTCATAGAACTAGTCTGTGTAATAACACCGTCTGCATTAGCGTAGTACATTTGATTTGCTGTTCCAAGATCTACAACTTCAGAAGCATCTTTTGTTAAATGATAAAATTCGGATGTTGTTGAATCTCCACCTTGAAGATTGTTGAGTTGATCATGATCAGTGGTTAAAGAACCAATAGCATTATCAACATATGTTTTAACAGCTTTCTCAGTTGGAACTGCTGTATCGGAATCTCCTATCAAGGTTCCATCTATTGAAAATTCATTAATTGTTGAAGCACCAAGATTTAATTTGATACCATCAGATGTAGATTCTAAAACTTTGGTTCCTAGATGATGAATTTCAACTGGTCCACTTGCACCATAATCTATTTTAACGCTTGATCCACCTGGAGTTCCAAGACCAATTGTTGGACTCTCAGAGAATAGACCATTATAAATATCTTCACTTAAATGATAGTATTCATCAGCTGTTGAATCTAGTCCACCTTGCAGACCCATGGTTGAATTATGGACAACACTTCCACCTATTGCATTATCAACATACCCCTTAGTTGCAAGATGTGAATCTATTGTTGGAGTGATTCCTGAAACAGTTCCAATAAAAGCTCTTAATCCAGATGTTAAAATATATTGCATATGATCATCATTTCCAAGACCAGTTAAATTTCCATGATCGCTGATTGCAACTGATCCTCTTGATTGACCCTGCACTCCTCTCCAATCAATAAAGTCTGAACCTGTATCTGTTGAAACTATTGCTGATTTAGGAGTATTTATAAAACTACTGCTTGTTTTATTAATTGTTGTGGCAATAGGAGTGAATTCTACAAATGGTAAATCAGTTAAAATTAAACTTTGTAGTTCAACTTGTGCACCATCATGAGCCTCTTCGAGTGTAGCATACTCATTTTGTCCAACAATTCCAATGACTCCCTGAGATTCATCATTTGTAGCGAAGAAATGCATCAGGACGTAACCATCATCTACAACTTCTACTAAACTCCAGATACCAAACCCAACGTCAAAGTGATTATACGCAAGTCTGGTACCGCTATAATCAGCGGTGGACCCCGCATTTAATACAGGAAAGTCATCTGTCGTTTTTACCCTCCACTCTCCTGTTGTATTAATTTGATAAAAAATTGGAATTTGAGCTGGAGATGCATGATCCATAATGACAAGTTTTATATCTTCATCATATATAACACCCTGACTATAACCAAGTTCTGCATAGATATTTAGATTTCCAGTTCCGTCTGCAACTATATCAGTCAGAGATAATCCAGCGTTCCATACAGTTCCTCTGGTATTATGTAGATAAGCATGTGTAGCCCAATCCATTACAAGACCGTGACGTTCATCTCCCATATAAATATGAACAGCTGCCGTGGTATCCCAATAGACAACAGCAGTAAATGCTTTATCTCTCAAAAATGTTGCATCAAACACAATAGATTCTGTTAATGTTACACCATCATAATAAATAAAGTGCAATCCTTGATCATCACTTAGATCAATAGTATCTGGTCCAGAAACAGTGTATTGAACACCTTTGATATAATAATCAAAACTTCCACCTGTTGGAGCTATTTGAAATCTATTAGTATTAGTTGAATCCATCGATATGATAGAGTCAATTCTGTTTGGATAACCTGTTGGTTCACTTGTTAAATTAGGAATTTTATCAACATATGTTTTAACAGCTTTCTCAGTTGGAATAGCATTATTTGAATCTCCACCCAACGTTTCATCAATCGAAATTTCATTAGCGTCAGTACCAAATTGTAATTGCAAACCACCAGAATCAAATGTAGCAACTTTTGTTAATGTGTCATAAAGTTCGATATTTCCAGCTGTTGATTTAATTTGACCAGTCCCAACATGAATCGTATCACCAGAGGTAAAGAGATCATCACAATGAATGTCGCCAAGAACAGTAATTCCTGTTGTAGAATCTGTTGTTAATATTACTGAACCGTCTGCATAAAGCTGAGTTAATATTTGATTTATAGCAACTTTAACAGATAGGGTGCCCCCCTCCGACACTTCTAGCAATTCCGTCCCCACAAGAGGGATGGTTGGTAATGCTAAGTCAATTATTCGTTTAGCCATTTTTTAAACCTCTTTTATATATATTGTGACCTCTTTATATTTTGTTCTAATTATTTTTTAAGGATCGATAATTCTTCTTTCATTATCATCTGTTTCTCTTATAAACAAAGCATCAGTTATTCTAGTGTTAGCAGAAAGACTTTCACTTGAGCTGGATGAACTTGATGACGTTGAACTCGAACTAAATGAGAAACTTGATGAACTTGAGCTTTCCGAAGAGCTTGAGCTTGAACTTGAGCTTGAACTTGAGCTCGACGAACTTGATGAACTTGAACTCGAAAAAGAAACTGATGAACTCGAACTGGATTGATATATCTCTATAACACAGATATCTTGACCACCTACACAATCAAATGTTCCACCGTCATCATAATCAAGAATTCCACCCGTTTGTATATGTTCAAAATATGCAGCATTTATAATAGCAGCAGTTGAATCCGCGAAATACGCTTTGTATTCTTCTCCTTCGACATCTATATTTGAAACAATAAGATCTGCATTCGTAGCATCATATGGAATACACGTCCACGCACTTCTATATTTATCATGCAATTCAAATTGAAAGTCTATTGGAATGTCAACTACGATTCCTATATCATAATATGATCCACAATCATACGTATCTCTTTGATAATACAAATTATCTGAACCAGTTGAATCTATACAAATGGTTGACACGTCTGTAGAATCGATTTCAATAGCACAACAAGGAATACCATTTGCTGTGGCAAAGTCATACGCCTTATGTTCAATTTCAATTCCGCCAAACTCATCTTCAAGGACAAGACTATTGAAAAGTCTATTTTTAAATTGAAGGGCTTCGAGTAGAATATATCGAGCTCGATACGGTTTAAAGAAATTAACAACAGGTTTTAAATCTTCAAAGAAAGCAGAAAGACCATCAATCATATAAGAAAAATTGATAAAACCAAATCCTATATTATTTCGAACCCATATCGCTAAGTCATTGATAAGACTACTTAAAACATCAAGCGGTGGATCTGTATCCAACAAATCATCAATATCATCTTTAAGAGATGGGTCGATAATTACTAAAAGAGCTTCAGCATCTCCAAGGTTTTGTAGAAAATTGGAAGGTTGAATTCTTGTGAAGTCTTCATAGTAAGCATCCAACTTAACTAATATTTCTTCTCTCGTTTTTGGTTGTCCCGATATAGATTCAAAGTTTGATTTGATTTCTATATAATTGGTATCTGTTCCATCATAACACAAAAATAAATCGGCTGGAGCCCCCGTTGGATAATACGTATTAAATACGTATAAAATACTCATATACAATGCTAGCAGTGATGATGTACCAGCAGTTGTTCGTATTTCAGCATTTTGTTCAAGGGTTCCACCACCAGCATATATTCCATATTGATCTTGAATGATTCTGCTAAGAATTGCAGATTCTGGACCTTGTGCATCGATAACTGGTCGAATACCAATATACGGGGTTTTCGACGGAAGGTTTATGTCATTAGTTGCATGTAAATCTAAAATCTGTTGTTCTGTGTAAAACCAATGTGGATCAGCTGTAGTAAACTCTGGATATTCAACATCTAAAATTCCTGGGTTAACTGATGTTCCAGCAATAGCTTCGCCACGAAAAATGGTTGTATTCGGATCTTCCAAGCGGAGAAAAAATTCAAAGATGTCGACTTCGGTTAATCCGTAATATTGTAATACATCAACCAAAGCTTGTGGGGTTCCTTTTACCTTATATAGATTTACAAGGTCCAGCATCAACTGAACTTTATTTGGTAAAGGGTTTTCATCGAAATCTCTTAGAGGAACGGAATGATCATATCCAAAACTTCTAAACAATTCATCTAAATCTGAATTGCTCATAGACCATGGATCAGAAAGACCAGCAGATGTTTTAACAACGGATTTTTGTGCAGAATATAAATCGACGAGGAAGCTTCTTAGTCTTTTATAGTCAGCTGTATTATATGACAATTGATCAATAACAAGACCAAAATAATCATCCGAACGAGCAGCCTCATCTTTGGCAGTGGCATTTAAAGTATCAGTCAGGGTAGTCGGATTTGCACCTGCTGCTGATCTTAGAATGTCCCAAAAGATATCTATATTAAAAGCCAAATTTTATTCCTCCTATTGTGAACAGCCACCAACATTCCGTATATATCTAGCACTCACGGCGTTGAAATATGCGTCGATTAAAAATAGCTCATACATATTTTCTAAAACAATTGGGGATGGATTATTACCTGTCCTCGAAACAATAATCAAATTATTATATCGAGATATATCCCCGTAAATTTTCAATTTCAAATAAAGGTAAATCAATTTCGAAAGACTTGTTGATAAAGTATCATAGTTTACAATTAAAATTCCAGCGGTTGAATCGAACGTTGCTGTCACTATAGCGGTAGAATCGATTATAGTAACACCAGTTGAATCTAGTCTGTATCTTAATAAGGTATCCAGCAAAGTAAAATCATCCTTCTGTAATAGAAAGGAGTTCGTTCCAGATGAATTTAATTCAAGATACTTAGCGGCTGCACCATAGAGCATTAAACGAGATCGAACCTTTGATGGCCAACTGGAAGGGACTGATGTATCTAAATAACGATACTCATAGAAATTTTCACGATAACGTTCATTGAACAACATTTCTATGAAAGATCCAGTTGGCATCCACATAGCTTCGATATTTACAGGCGCAGGGACTTCATTCTTATTAACTGTTGATCCATTTACAAATCTGTAAAACCAGTGTTGAAGCTCTGGAACTAGGCTTACAGAAATGACTTCAGTCTGTGTAAGTCCAAGGCATTCTGTCAATTATTTATCCCCGCTAATCATCCAAGTTGGTTTTTAAACAATCCGCTGTGCTTAACATATCTAATGAATGAATGAATAAAACATGTGGTGGAAACTTGCTGAAATCAATATGACTTTTATTTGGATTGTCAGTGCTCCACATTCCACTATGAAATCGAATCATCAACTCTAAAATATTAACCTGATCATCAGTCAAGATTTCTTTTAAAGTTGATTCATTTTCAGAAATCACATCACCCATTAATTTATCGTGCTTTTTATTTGTATGTTTTTCTGTTCCGTGCTTACCGTATTTAATAGCATCATGCCAAACAACACCCAAAAGAATGACATCACAATCTGAAGTTCTCTTGTTAACCCCAAACATTCTGAGGACTTTGTTCGCTGCATAAAGCATTTCGTAAACATGTTCTGCACATGATGGGACTCGACCACCTTTTTTCTGATGATATTTACCAGTGGATGAAGTTGGCAAGTCCCATATATTTGGAAACATCGCATTCAATTGTTTCCAGAGAGCATAAGCTCTCTTCGTTAAATTTTTCTCTAACAATTCATTAATAGCATTCTGATACATTTCTCTGTTCCTTTCTTTAATGTTTGTTCTCTATTTATATCTTGATCTCGTCGTCAATCTTAGTACGATCAGCACCATGTAATTCCATGATAGTCTTTGCAATTCGTCTATCACCAAACCACCAAGTAACACAGCTGACAGTCAAATAGGTAACGATGGATGTCACCTGTAAGAAAATCTCAGATGCAGCGGTTGCTGTTAAACCAATCTGATTAGCTTGCATAATAGTCCAGGCCATGTGTGTTATCCATGTGGTCGCTCCACAAAGATATATTGTCAGCGCGGGGCGAATGATTCCTCGTAAAAAATCAGTGAACCCAAATAAAAACGCGATAACCATTCCCAAAGGTAATGTAAAAAATTGCCATTTACCTTGAACAGTGAATAGTTTCTCCACCCAAACGCTACTGAACATTTGCTTATTACCTTCTTTCTGAGATGCAACATAAGCTTCTGCATCCTTCAGATCCACAGCACCTTCAACCTGTGCTCTGGTAATAGCAATGTTGGCTTTAGCCTCCGCGATCATGGCTTCTGATTCAGCTTTAACCATTTCTTTTTCATGAGCAAATTCATTCTTCTTTAATTCGATTTGGGCCTTCATAGTTTTATATTTGAATATGCCACCTACGACAGATCCAATTAAACCTGTGACGCCACCTAAGATTACATCTAACATTATGATTTCCTCCCTATTCCATTTCTAACTATTTCCCAATCTCTTTGAAAAATTTTTGTTATGGGT